TCTACAACCACTACAACTACAACGACGACAACAGTGCCACCTACAACAACTACTCAGGAACCAACGACTACTACCGTGGTCCCAACCACCATGTTGCAAACAACAACAACGGAACTACCAAGTACCACAACAACTGCATTTATAGAGCCTCCTACGACTACGACTACAACTACGATTAATCCTTACGTTCCTTTGTCTATTGCCCCAACAACCACGACGATTGTTGCTACAACCACCAGCACAATCCCAAGAACGACAGTTCCAGAACCTTCTACAACTGTGGAAACAACGACGTCTGTTGCTGAAACTACTACCACTATAGCGTCTACCACTACAACTGTTGTTCCTACAGAAGACCAAATAGATCCTGTTGTTACAGAATTAATAACTAATTTGGATGAAAAGAGTATTGAAGAAATTAAATCTGCCGTTGAAGATATTATTTCTGGCGGTGTAAACAACGAAGAGGCTGTGTCTCTTGCTACCAGCCCAGAAGTGTTGCAGGCTGTTTCTTCTGAAGAAGCCGCAGAAATCTTTGATGCCATTGATACAGGGGAACTGTCCACAGAACAAGTCGACAATCTTGTCACCGCAGTCCAGTCTGCCCCTGAAGAAGTTCGTAATGCTTTTGAAGAACAAATTAACGTATTTGATGAAAAATTTGGTTCCTACGTTCCTGTGGGATCAAACGTCAACGTAAAAACTAGAAAAGTCATCATTGCTGCAACAGGTGTATTATTTGTAGCACCAACTATTTCAGTCGCACCATCTGCCCCATCGGGAGGTTCCCCATCAGGAGGAAGCGCACCATCAGGGGGCGGGGGCGGAGAAGCCACTACCAGTGAGAAAAAGTCCGAGCGCCGTCAAAGGAGACATAGGTAGTGTTTAAAAAATTAGCATCTGAACTTGGGGGTCTTGCGTGGACCCTTGCTGGTACCGGCATAGTGTTGATCACACTATCGGGGCAAACCAAGCGATATGGCATCATTATTAGCGTCATTGCCCTTGTGGTTAACTTATTAGTTATCGCTTTTAAACCAAACGACTGACAGCACCTCTTCTCCTGAAGTAAACTTGTACTATGGTTCGTACGGTTAATTACACTCTTGTCAGGGGTCTTCCATGGGAACGGCTTCTTATTGTCAAAGATAACCGTACCCACAAACTTCTGTACCCCACAGACTGCCGTTCATACATACGTACGGGCACGTTAACTGTCGCTGAAATTACCACCACACTCACCACTGAGAACGGTATCCAACTGTACCTCGGTGGGGACGAAACACAAGATCTACCCTTGGGAGACTTGGCTTATGACGTTATTGCAACTATAAACGGGGTTCAGAGACCAGTTGCTCAAGGTACAATTTCTGTATCCGCTTTGAACAATATCACCCCATTGGAGGACTCACAGGCTATGGAAATCCGATTTAAACAATACACGGATTACCGCCGTACCTTCACTTGGAAAGACGCAAATGGGGTTGTTATCTCTGTTCAGAGTGCCTTTATGCAGGCTAAAACAGCCACTGGTACCACCGTTATAGATTTGCGTTGGTATTCCGCCACGCCGTCTGAATCCACTGTAATTGCCCTAACACCAGCCAACAAGCGTGGTTATTTGGCTCCTGCAACTGGTGCCACCCTAGAACTGCACGTTTCTAACACAAACAATGTCGCCGCAGGTTCTTACTCCTTTGACCTCTTTGTTCAAGATTCAGCGGGTGATTGGGATTGTATATCGTCAGGAACTCTTGTAGTTGAGGCAGCGGTTTCAGCACCGCCCGTATGAACACTATAGAAGTTACAAGGACCAGAAATGTAACGGTCGCTCAACAAAAAGTAGTTAATGTACTGGAAGTAAGTGACCCCGGTGTTGCTGGTCCCCCAAATGTTCTTACTATCGGAACAGTTACAACTGCAACTGACGCAAGTGCCAGTATTACTGGCGTTGCTCCAAACCAAGTATTAAACCTTGTTTACCCCGCCGCTACCCGACATATCCATACTCAAGGGACTGTTTCAACAACATGGACAATTAACCATACCTTAGGGGGCTACCCTTCAGTAACCATCGTAGACAGCGCTAAAACGGTGGTTTTTGGTGAGGTTAACTACATAAGCACCACCCAAGTTGTAGTAAACTTTACATCAGCGTTCTCCGGATTTGCCTATCTCACGTAAGGAACCTTAATGGCTCAGAAATTTCTAACTAACATTGACCTCAATCAGAACCAACTGATTAACGCCAAATTTGAGGTTTTGCCTACCGACCCATCAAGTGGCAACTTTGAAGGTCGCCTTATCTATAACAGTGCTGAAGACACCATCAAGGTTTGGTCCGGCACTGCGTGGAGAACGCTTCTTGCGTCAACTGCCCAAACTGGTGGGGCTGAAGATAATGGCGTAGTTTCCGGCGGAACATATGCAACCGCTCTTACGATTACCGAGTCAAATGGTCAAACAACGGTTACGCCAAACCTTGCAACATCATCAATTGCTGGTCTTTTAACTGCATCAGACTTTACCAAACTTGCTGATGCAACTGCTGATGCAACTGCCAGCAAATTAGTAATTCGTGACGGAAGCGGACATGCCAAGGTTGCTACCCCGACACAGGCTGCGCATATTGCAACAAAAGGGTATGTAGACTCAGCCCGTCAAGGTCTTGATGTTAAACAATCGGTTCGTGCCGCAACAACAGGAGCAATCAACCTTTCTAGCGACCTTGAAAATGGCGATGGAATTGACGGCGTAACGCTTGCTACTGGCAACCGTGTTCTTGTTAAGAACCAGAGCACTGCATCCGAAAACGGTATCTATGTTGTTCAGGCTTCAGGTGCCGCAGTTCGTGCAACTGACGCAAACGGTACAGCGGATACTGGTGAGGTATCGGGCGGAACATTTGTATTCGTTGAAGAAGGTACTTTAAACGCTGATTCTGGCTTCGTAGTATCAAGCAACGGCCCAATCACTGTAGGCACCGATGCAATGAACTGGGTTCAGTTCTCTGGTGCTGGCGCAATTACTGCTGGTGACGGTCTTACACAAACAGGAACAACAATCAATGCAGTTGGTACTACCGACCGTATCTCGGTTTCTGCAAATGCCATTGACATTGCCTCTACATATGCTGGTCAGTCCACAATTACAACTCTTGGAATCATTGGCGCTGGTACTTGGGAAGCCACGGACGTTGGCGTAGCGCACGGTGGTACTGGTTCATCTAGTGAATCAGGTGCTCGCACCAATCTCGCCTCGGCGTCAGGTGAAGCAACAGGTCGTACTACATCCATTCCCTCCCTTGCTCGTACAGCAAAACAGGGATGTGCTGCTTCTAGCACAGGTGTTTCTACTACCGTAGTTACTCACAACTTTAATACTACTGATGTAAACGTACAGATTTACGAAGTATCAACCGGTGCAACCGTTATTGGTGACGTAACCCGCTCCAATAGCAACTCACTTTCAGTAGTACTCTACGGTACTATTTCCGCTAACGATTACACAATCGTTGTAGTAGGCTAATAATTAAATAGACCTTGAGGGGTCACAACATAGGAAGCGATTGAGGTCGTGGCACAGAAATTTATAACCCCAATTACAATCAGGCAGTTGTCATCTGCTGGCTCTGACGGGTTGACTATTTTCGTAGACCAAGATGCCTATGCAAGACTTCAAGTTCAAGGTGGAGGTCGCCTTGTATGGGGCGATGGAACTGCTGTTGGTGATGTAAACCTCTACCGTGACGAAGCAAACGTCCTTAGAACTGACGACACCCTAAAAGTACCTACTCTCTTCATTGATGGCATTGAAGTAGACACAACTGGTGCTACTAGCAACCAAGTACTTAAATTTGACGGAGCCAAGTTTGTTCCGGGCACTACATCTACTGTCGGCTCTATTGATGATCTTTCAGACGTAACAATAACCAGCGTTGCCACCAATCAGGTATTGCAATACAACGGTACAGCGTGGGTAAACGCCTCTGCCGCAGGTGGGGCAACAATCTCAGACACCGCTCCAAGTTCTCCTGCTGCTGGTCAGATTTGGTTTGAATCCGACACAGGTAAAACTTTTGTTTACTACGATTCTCAGTGGATTGAGATTGGACCACAAACACAGGGACCCGTAGGCCCGACGGGTCCTACTGGTGCCACTGGTCCTACTGGTGCAACAGGACCAACAGGTGCAGGCGCTCCGCTAACAAGTTCTGCAACTGCCCCAGTTTCTCCATCTGCTGGAGACCTCTGGTTTGATACAACTACTGGTGCTACTTACATCTACTACAACTCAGCATGGGTTGAACTTGGTGGTGGCACAATGTCGCCATACCAAGCAACATCTTCTACTCGTCCATCTGCGCCGTGGGTAGGTCAGACAACTTACGAGACCGATACGAACCGTTTGCTTGTGTGGAACGGCTCAGCATGGGTTGTTCCTAACAGCCCTGCACAAAACCCAACAGGTTTGGAGTTGATTACAACAGCAACCTGTTCATCGGGTGGCACAGCGTCGGGCGGCGTAATAACTATCGGTTCTGCTGTTTCGTCGGTGACCGTTGGAAGTGCGTTTAGTGCGCCGTACGATAACTATAAAATAATTATACAAAATACAACTTGCAGCACACTGTGCGGAGTACGACTCCAATTAGGTAGCAGCACAGGTTCAACATATTCAACAGCCAATATGAACATTCCTTACTCTTCAGCAGCAATAACAACAGAGGTTGCTTCTAACACAACTCTTTGGTCAATAGGGACAGGGCAAGGTTTAACATCTATAACACTTGACTTGATTAGTCCGTTTCTTACTACTGATTCTCAAGTGATGGCGCAAAGCGCAACCGATACTTATGTTAGTTGGCGTTCTGGAAGAGATTCAGCAGACCTATCTAGCACAGGTTTTGTTTTGTCATTAACTGGCGGAACCATGACTGGCGGAATTGTTCGCATCTATGGGTACAGGGATAGTCAGTAATGCCAGCAATTACATTCCCTGCTTCTCCTTATCAATATCAGGTTTATACTGTCGGCTCTAAGAGTTGGCAGTGGGATGGCTCCTACTGGGTTGCTTACTACAACGAAAGTGTTGACTCGGTGTACGGAACAGGTGCAGATGGCGATGCCGTACTGGACGGAACCACCACCGTTCTAAGCATGGCACCGTCGTCAAGTGTTTACTCAATGACATCAGACCTATATTTTAATGATTTGACTATCAACGCTGGTGTTCGTCTTGCGCCCAACGGTTACCGTGTTTTTGTAAAAAATATATTAAAGTTAAACAACAACTCAATTATTGGGTTCAACACTGGTTATTCAACTGATGGCTCAATCAAGCAAGGTGGAGCGGCAAGTACTGCGGTCTCTCACTCTCTTGGTGGTTCTGCTACTGGGTTTGCGGCAGTTGCTCCGTTAGCATCCCTTGGTGGTACGGCTTACTTTAGAGTTGGTCCACAAGCAATAACAGGTTATTCAATTACTGCATCTGGTGGTCCTACGTTTCTACGAGGTGGCGCAGGTGGTGATAGTCAAGCAGGCGGAGGAGTAGTAATCGTTTCCGCTCGTTACATTTCTGGACCATCATCAGGTACTGGTTATATTAAAGCACCTGCAACTGCTCCTGCTGGTGGCGGTGTCATTATAGTTGTATCATCTGCTAGTGCCCTTCCTGCATCTATCTCAACTGATGTAACTGGTCAGAACTCAGGAACCTCAATTTATATTCAACAGGTGTAAAACATGGCTATATCTAGATATGAACCAAGTGTTGCCCGTGTTGCCAATGACGCTATCTATGGGACAGGGGTAGACGGTGAGGGAGTAGTAACAGTAGACACAACAATAACTTCAGATATGTACTACAACAATTTGACGGTTAACTCAGGAGTTGTTTTAAACACAAATGGTTTTAGAATATTTGTTAAAAATACTCTTACGTTAAATGGTTACATAGGTGTTGGTTCTGTTTCTGGAGGAGTTGTTGGTCCTGCTGCATCAAGTGTTTCTGGGAAAACAATCTCTGGACATTCAACTGGCGCTATTACGTACAGGGCTGGTGGGCAAGGGGGCGGTAGTTCCATAACTGCTCTTCCTTCATTTTTGTATAAAGACATAAATGCAATGTCTAAAGGTTTGTTTATGCACACCTCAGGGATGATTGTTATTGGTGGAGGATCTGCTGGAGCCGCTGGCGCTGCTGGCGCAACAATTGCTGCCTTAACTAACTCTGATACATGGCCCAATAAAGCAGGTGCATCAGGTGCAAATGGTTCTATAGGTTCGGTAAACTCAGCAGCAAACCCATATGCCACAACTACTGGTGTCCCCGGAGGTAGGGGTTCAGATGCTTCTCCGGGAAATGTTACTGGATGGGTAGATGGTGTTCCGGGTGCCGCTGGAGCGTCGGGGTTTGGAGGGGCAGTTGTTTGTGTAGTCGCAAAACAAATTGTTGGAAGTGGCAAGTTTATTTCTACTGGAAATAATGGAAACTTAGGTACAGCAGGAACCACTGGTACCGCTGGGTCTACCGGCGCTAACGGAACAACAGCGCCAAACCTTGCCTATCATGTCGCTCCAGTCCATGTTGCGCCTACGCACATCCCTAGCCACCACCACGGTTATGCACGATTTGCTGATTTTCATGCACACATAGTCAACCCACACCCACACCAACCCGGTGCACACACCCCAGCACAGCATGGTAAATATGGGCACTTTCCTGCAACAAATGCACCCGGGCACCCCTACAACTCTGGGCATTACCACCACACTGGAAGTCGCCATCACCCACACTCAAATGATGGTCATGGAGTGCTAACACATATTCATAACTGGCCTAGTGTTATCCATACCGCTGCTAAAACAAACCATGCAGCACAACACTCTCATCCTGATACTTATGGTCATTTTGCAGGACGAGTTTATCATCAGCATGCTGGTGGGCATGATGGGCACATCCATGCTGCTCAAAACCTTGTTGGTCACACACATACCCACGCAAACGGGCATGACTTGGGGGGCGGGCACCACGGCAATGAACAAGGTGATGGAATGCGCATATCTGGAGGACACGCTCATGGACCACACCATTATACGGCTGGCTCTTTTGATAAGGCTCGCCATGGTCACCACTCAAACCCAAGCACTCCACAACCAAACGGGCACTGGACTGGGGGTGCTGGAGGAATAAATAATGGAACCACTTTTGGCAAAGGCGCACCTGCACGCACCGCCCCTTCAGGAACAGCGGGAAGTCCCGGTGGTGGTGGGGCAATTTTAGTGGTCACAGATTCTGTATCTGGTACCATTACTTACGATACAAGCGGTGGAGCACTAGTCTCTGGCGCTACGGCTGCAACAAGTGGCTCTGCTTACATTCTAATTAATACATAGGAGAATTATGGAACTCAACCTCACATCAGCACAGAAACTTCAGGCTCTTCAAGGATCTGCGGTTGCTTTGAGCAACGAAATTTACAGCCTCTTACTACGTATGGGTTTTGACCCTGACACTTTTGAGATAACAGACCTTGATTCGCTTGAACCGTTATCAATGCAAGGAATGGATGGGGAAGTCACCCGCTTGCGAAAACTCGTCCAGTCTTACGAAGTTGTTAAAGCAAAGGTTACTGTATTACTATAAGAGCATGAAAAGAATAGTATATGTTCCATTTTCAGCACTTGAAAATGAAGAAATACCAAAAATAGCCCTTGATTTAGCAAAAGAAACAAAATTGACGATTCGTATTGGTGTAGAAGATCAGCCTTTAGAAACAGAAGTTTGCGTACTTTCAATACCTGAATATAGGAAACTGGAATATAAAAAAACAGTAGTTTCTAACTATATTCAACCAATTGATTACACAAACGAATTTATTGTTTTCCCATACGACACCTTGTGCTCTGTCAAGTACATAACATCTATGGGTGAACAGGGTACCATCTTATCAAAAATTAAACTGCGAGAAAACCACGTAGTTAAGTATCGTGATAGATTTATCAAGAGGGGTGACTATTCGTTTACAATTAGTACTCCCCACCACGGAACTTTGTGCGAAGGGCATTTCACAGTAACATGATTATAGAAAAACCCGGTTTATGTATAAATGTATACAGAGAAGTTTTTGACCCATCTGTGTTTATTTCAAAACTAGAAGAAAACATTGAAGATAACTTTGGAGAAGACCTTTCATGGAATTCTTCGCTAGTAGGTAATGGGAGAATTGGGCAACACAGAACATCACTAACGTGCATGCTCACAACTCTTCTTCCCCCCTACCCGGCAAACCCTTTATCTAACATCTATAGAAATGACGTTCATAAACCATTTATGGATGTTGTATCTGACTACATAGAGGAAAATCAACTTCCGGGGGGTTCTCATGAACTTATCTCGGTACTAAAATACTCAGGTCTTGCTGAGTACCATGCTCACTATGACCATTCTCCGGATTCCGCAAGAGTGTTTAGTGCTATTGCTTGTTTAGGTGCTGCCGAAGAAGGTGGTCAACTGGAATTCCCAAATTTTGATTTAACTATTTCTTTAGATGCTGGATCGGTAATTTTGTTTCCTAGTAACTTCCCATACGTACACATTGCACATCCAGTCACTAGCGGTATTAAATATTCAATGGTAACGTGGTTTAAATGATTACAAAAAACTTTACACATCAACTATCTTTTGGAATTGTTGGATCTGGCACTGCTGGTCTTATTTCCGCACTTTTGCTCCGTAAAGCATTTCCAATGTCTGAAATTACTGTTATTTCTTCTACTGAAATCGGGATCGTAGGGGTTGGAGAAGGTAGTACAGAACACTGGGCTGAGTTCATGAAAAACTGTGACATTGACCTTGAAGAAATGATTATTGCTTCAAGTGCAACACACAAATATGGAATTAGGTATGAAGGTTGGACTGAAAAAACTCCTAGGTATTTCCACAGTGTTGGAGGCATTGACGAGATTTTTGGGTGGGGAATTCATGCAACATACACAAGTATGTTAGAAAATGAAAAACTGTTTACAAACAACACAACCAGTATTGGGCTAATCCGTAACCAAATTAGAGTTATGGGTTTACATCGCTCAACAAACCAGTTTCACTTTGATACTTTCAAATTAAATGAATACTTTACGCATCTATGCTTTAAGCGTAGTATCAAATTTGTAGAAGGTAAAGTCTCTAAAGTTTCTCAAAATTCTGAAAATGGAAACATTTCCTCTGTATCTACAGAAGAGGGAAGTATCGTGGAAGCAGATTTTTGGCTAGATGCTTCTGGTTTTAAGCGTGTGCTCATGAACGCAATAGGGAACACTAAATGGAACTCTTTTAGTAAATACCTACTTAGCGATTCCGCAATAGCATTCCCAACTGAATCAGACCCGTCTGGGCAGATTCGCCCATACACACGGGCAATGGCTATGGACAGTGGCTGGATGTGGGAAATACCTACGCAGGAACGCAGGGGTAACGGATACGTATATTGCTCTGACTTTATAACTGATGAGCAGGCTGTAAAAGAGGCAGAAGAAAAGTCTGGTTACAAGATAACCAACCCTAGGTCTTTTAAGTTTGATGCTGGGTATCTAGATGAAACATGGAAGGGTAACTGCGCTGCTGTTGGTTTGGCTTCTTCTTTTGTTGAACCACTTGAGGCAACCAGTATTGGCTCAACTATTCAGCAAATAAAAATGTTAATTCCGTATATGGCAGCATACGATTCTTCCTATACAAAATCTCAAAAGCATTTCAATAAGTCGTTTTCTGAAGTAATGAGAAACATTCTTACAATGATTCGCCTCCACTACTACAGTGATAGACAAGATACTCCTTTCTGGAAAGCAATGTCTGATATGCCGATAAACCATGAGTTGCAGGAATTACTTGACCTGTGGTCAGAGCGCCCCCCAACACGCTCAGACGTTCCTCATTTGCATATGGAACTATTCATGACACCACATTTAGCACATGTTGCTCAAGGGCAGAATGTCTTTTCAACCGAATCTGCAACGAGAGTTTTGGATAGGTTAAACATCAGGAAAGAAGCAGAAAATGCTGTTGCTCAAATGCGTGAAGAACGCCATAACCATGAGTTAATAGACCACGCTGAAGCCCTACGTAAACTCTTAACAATTGACGGGGAATGGTGAGCATGAAAAAGCAAGAAAAACTAAAACCCGGACAAATAAGGATTACTCCATCTGACAACCGTCTTTTAGAGATGCCTCCATACAAAAATTCCGTAGAAACCCATCGCCCTTGGTTTAAAATGCTTCACAAAGGAGAAGGCTCTCTCCGACGTTGTGCTGGTATAAATGACTTCTTCAGCATTGGTGTAACCCTCCCATCTTGGACAAACTTTAAATTTAGACCTGACGGTAATGGGGATTGGGAAACCCGAGGGGATGAATTTGGGCATGAAATAAACAACATTAAAATTGCTTCAATGCAGGGATTCCCATATGAATCAACAGGAGAATGCCCAGTTACTAAAGTGCGTCCAGAAAGTACAAAACAAGCAGCATTTCCAAAAATAGTTAATCCGTGGAAGATTGAGACAGCACCGGGTTGGTCATGTTTGATGCTTCCTGCATATTGGGAACCAAACAACAATTACTCAATAATGGCAGCAGTTGTTCATACTGATTTTTACCACACGGCTAATGTTGTTTTGAATGTAACTTCAGAAAAAGAGTTTACTATCAAGTACGGAACTCCTTTAGTGCACATAATCCCGTTTGAGAGAAAAACAAACATAGACAAATTAATACTTGCCGACGAGTCAAACTATAAGTATGTTGCCAACAAAGGGTTTGGGTTTGGACATGTGATGCCAGCAGAAGGAACCGCAGCGCCATATCGTCGTGAACGGATCAGGGTTGACAAAGAACTTGATGATATTGCCTTAAGTAAAAAAAGTATAATTAGTAGACTTCTACCTAGCCGAGGGTCCACGAATGGAACTAAATAACCTCAACACAGCAAGTCAAAAATTAGACATGCTCATGGCTGTAAAAACAGCATTGTGTATTGATATTGAGAAAAACTGTCTAACTGTCGGAATTGATCCAGCATCAATAGATGATGAGCACTTTGATGCATCTACATTTAAAGCCCAATTCCCCGAGAGCACCCCTACCCTACAAGTAATTGCAATAAAAGCAATTGCAAGAAACGTGCAAAATCTGGTAGTTGTTAATAAAAAAATAGAGGAACTACAAAATGTTTGACCCAGAACGGCTGTTAAAAAACTCTGGTCCCAGAGACTTGGGTGTATTTATGCTTGAAAAATGCATATTTGTGGTTGAAGGGGATACTGTTGGTGTTGGACAAAGTGAGAGATGCGACAATATTTCGTTTACTGGGGTCTTCCTAACCAATGACACCCCTTACGAGTCTCACTCTCTATCACTATATGCGCCAACCATTGTTTCTGACGCAATTATAGATGTTACACAAGTTGTAAAATTTGAGCACCCGATAGCGGTAGTTCCTCATTTCTATATTAGATACTTAGAGTTAAATAATTTGTTTGATATTGAATCTGATCCCACTCCCTCAACAATGTGGGTAGCAAAATCAATATTTCAATTATTCAAGAATATCCGTGAATGGTCATTTCTTGTGGAAGAGCCTTTTAATTCTGACCACCCAATGGCTACATACTCAAAGTTAGTATTTGATATTTTGAACCCACCCCAAGAAATAATTGATGAGATTGACGCTTTGCCCGACATGCATCTTGCAATGTTTCTAAAGGGTAACCCCAATTACAAAAAGATACCTTACCCATATCCAGAGGTTTCTGAAGTCTTTAAAGCATGGGTACTACAGTTGTCAGTTGACTACCCAGAAAAGTCATTTGAAGACACACTAGAGGAACTGTTTTAATGGATGATCTATCTTCCCTACTTGGGGATACTTACAAACCTTTTATTAAGAAACCAAAAATGGACAACAAGATATTTAACGCCATCAAGACTATGAGTTCCAAGAAGTACTGGAATCGTGTCAATACCGTAGAAGCATGGGGTTTTTCAACAAAGATTGCAATTATCTTCCCCGGTCTTCTCTTTGGTAAACAGTGGTGGTGGCTTTACATCTTTGCCATTGTTTCAAGCGCAAGTCTTATTTGGACTTCCACTAAGAAAACCCTTCCTACCATTATCCTTTTCAACGTAGTCTGGATTGTGCTTGCTTCCTTAGCAATACTTAAGCACTTTTGGTGGGCATAGGCCCCCAACCCCATATGGTGTAAAATAGGCGTATATGGCTATAGATTTCCCAAACTCACCAACCGCCGGAGACACCTTTACGGTTGGGGGTAAAGTATGGTCGTACACTGACGGCAAGTGGGCGATAAACGCTGTGGCTGGGGTTGGTGTGTTTACTAGTAGCACACGCCCCACAGCCCCGTATGAGGGGCAGGTCATCTATGAAACTGATACGGATTTGTCGTATGTTTGGGGTGGGGCTGCTTGGCAACAGGTTTCGGGTGGTACTGCTGTCGGCAACAGCGGGCTTGTGTATATCAGTAGCGGTTCTTTTTCAGGTGCGGTAAGTTTTGACGTAACAGGTTTTACATCGGACTATTTATTTTACGAATTAAGAATGTCAATCGGTTCTGCCTCGGCGACTGGCATTACTGGTGTCCTATTTTCGGGTGCTACCGCAAGAAACACCACTTATTATGGGGCAACATTTTTTACTAGTTATTTAGGCACTACGGGAGTCCAAGACTCTAGAAACGCTGGAGTTAATTTCTACGTAACCGACTGTGTCAACGCTCCGCCAACGTTGGTCACTTCTTTCATCAGAGGCATCGGGAATGGTGTATTTGCAACAACCATTCAAGCGTACGACACGAACAACACTCGCAGTCTTACGGGTGCGTACAGCAACTACGCTGCCACAAACTCATTTGACAAAATAAGATTCACTGGCAGTTCTAATCTCAACGGTTCCTGGAGTTTGATGGGAGTACGCAAAGCATGACAAAACCACAATTAGCAACAATTCTTGAAGATGGAACCTATGGTAATCGGGAAATGACTGATGAAGAATACGCCGAATACTTAGAAACAATCAAACCACAGACACCTAATGAAACACCGTTAGAGCGACCCGATACCCCTGCATGATTAGTGTCATCACTGTGCTAACTGCGATGACATATTGGTTCTAACTACGATAAACTGGGCTTATGGAATATCCTTACATCAAACTGGTCATGCCCCCCTCACTTAAAAAAGTACCTAACGGTGAAATGGACGCCGCTTTACTCGCAAAAGTAAAGTGTGGTGGTCAAATGTGGGTAACAGCCGCTAAAGCCTTCAACGCTTTGTTTGAAGCCGCTAAAGCCGCTAACGTCCCACTCAAGAACATTGGTGACTACCGCCCACTTGAGCCAGCATTGAAGTTGTTTCTTGACCGTTATTCTAAAGTAGACAAAGGTCGCAAGCCTCAAGTAACCCGCACCTACGAAGGTGCTACTTGGTATCTCAAGCCCGGCATGGCTCCCTGCTCAACTCCCGGCAAGTCAAACCACGGATGGGGTCTTGCTATCGACCTCGGTGTGAGTGTCAAGGGTAAGATTGAAAGCCTTTCTGCTCATCCTAAGATGCTCAAATGGATGTGCGAAAACGCTCCAAAGTTTGGTTTCTACCTTCAAGGTTCAGACCCTAAGTCTCCTGAGTTTGAAGCATGGCACTGGCAGTACTGCCTAGGGGACAAACTCCCCGAAGGCGTTGCTTAGTGATAAAGTAAGTCCATGGCTCCTAAAAAAGGCGGACTAGGTAGAAGGCTTGCAGATATTGAAGCCATGAAGGGCGGATTGTCTGGGTCTCTTAGTATCCCTGAACAAACAACCCCTAGGAACGATACTGATTTTGTAATCATTCCTCGTGGTGATCGCCTTGATCCTATCCCTGATAATTACCAGTACATCGATGACGAGCAATATGCTCCGTATCCTGTTGAACGTGTTACCCCAGATACTGATCCTGAATTGTATGGACAGGGACCAGACAAAAGTACCCGTGTTGCTTCCCATAAATTTGTTCCTTACGGGCGTTTAATGAGTCGTGCCGCTGGTGGACAAGCAGCCGCTGCTTTAGGCATTCGTTACGGGACCGTATATGTTAAGTTTCAAAACAACGGAAACATATACCGCTATGATAGTGTTCCAGACCACCTGTACCAAAACTTTAGAAACAGTAATTCTAAAGGAAAATTTATTAACAACTTTTTGAACAACTACTCGTATTCCCCCGCAGCAAATGACGCACACACCAGAGATCTTTAAAAAACTATTTAACTACTGGCCTTTATTTACAATACTTGCAGGTGTTATAGGCACATTCTTTAATGTACTTATTTGTCCCATTATTGTAATTGGGGTGTACTTTACCTTTAAAGGCACTAAAGACCTTATACAAGGGGTTGGTCCTCTTTACTGGATTACCCGCAGTGACCCTCGATATTTTGGGGTAGGAACTGGAACAATGCACGAACTTAACGCACCTTGGCGTAAAGGACGAGGGGTGTACATCGCAATATGTAAGCGTAGTTTTCAACTAGGCTTATGTCATACGCAAGTGTTTAATGAAACAGAAGGTACACTCTCCGCAATTCAAGGGAGATATATGGATACTCCACCAAGCGAAATAGGTAACTGGTGAAACTTTGGAATAAAAAAGATGACTCTTTAGACCCTGTTCGTCCTGACAGAATACGAAAAATGGATGATAGTCAACTTAGAAACTGGCTAAACAGTTCATTAATGGAATTAGGCGCAACGTACGACCATTGGTCTTACCATGGTGGTAGCGCAAAAGAAGTAGATAAAGTTTTAAATATTGTCAAAGACCTTTGGGATGAACTCCAAAGCAGAGCATCGGTATAACTAAACAACAGTGATATCAGAAGACGATCTACAAGAAATAGACATCCCAGAAGATTTTGGGGACGCCGAGGAACTGGACGAAACCTCAGCGGAATTTGTAGACCAACTAGTAAAACGAATTATGGTTTTTACTGAGGAATTCTGTGACATTGAGTTTTTCCCTTATCAGGTTCCTATTGCTTATCGCATTATTGAATCGGTAGTTTTAGGAGACGGCGATGAACTTACTGTTATCGCTACCCGACAGTCAGGTAAGTCAGAAGTGCTTTCTGCTGTCCTTGCTGGCATGATGGTTATTCTTCCAAAACTTGCTCCTATATACCCAACATGGTTAAACAAGTTTTCTAAAGGATTTTGGGTGGGAACGTTTGCTCCTACTGAAGAACAGGCAGATACTGTATTTGGACGTATTGTTTCAAAACTTACAAACGACCATGCACTTGAGTTTCTTCTTGACCCCGAGATCGATGACAAGGCAACAGGTGGCGGTACCCGTGGTCGTGGGCGAATTATCACCCTAAAGAACTCTGGGTCACTTTGCCGTATGCAGACGTGTAACCCTAAAGCAAAGATTGAGTCTAAGACCTATCACTTTGTTCTTATTGACGAGGCTCAAGAAGCCGATGAAACCATGATCGCCAAATCAATTAAACCGATGTTAGCGTTTAACAACGGTTCTATCTGTCTGACTGGTACGGCTAACCGACAGAAATCTTATTTCTACCGAATGATTCATTACAATAAGAGGCGCTCTGTCAATGGTGGCAGAAGGTTTCGTGAAGCGCATTTTGAGTATGACTACAGAGTTGCATCAAAATATAACGCTAACTATGCCAAGTTTATTTCTAAAGAAAAATTGCGCATCGGGGAAGACTCAGATGAGTTCCAAATGTCTTACTGTAATAAGTTCATCCTTGAAAAAGGTATGTTCGTTACAGATGACCGTCTCAACCGTATGTATGACCCACAGATGCCTTTGGTCAAAGAATGGTGGCGCACTCCTTGTGTCGCTGGGATTGACGTTGCCAGATCTAATGACTCCACCGTAGTGACTGTTGTATGGGTTGACTGGGACCATCCAGATCCATTTGGTTTCTATGAGCACCGCATTCTTAACTGGCTTGAAATTAACAATGAGGAATGGGAATCTCAGTATTTCCACATAATCGATTTCTTACGCCATTACGACATCCTGAGAGTGGGGGTAGACTCACAAGGAGTTGGTGGTGCTGTCGCAGAACGTTTGGCGCTCTTATTACCTGACATGGAAGTCCTCCCCGTTTCTTCTGATTCCAAGGCTCAAAATGAGCGCTGGGTGCATTTAACAGAGTTAATTCAAAGAGATCAATTACTTCTTCCGGGGCATTCCAAAGCCCGTAGAAATAGAACATGGAAACGGTTTAACCAACAGATGTCCGATCTTGAAAAAGTCTATAAAGGACCGTATTTATTGGCTGCCGCACCTAATGAAAAGGGCGCTTTTGATGACTACCCAGACAGTTTAGCCATTGCTTGTGCCATGACAGTCATAGATACCATGCCACAAATCCAAGAAAGCAATTCACCCTTTTTTAAATAAACGGTGCCTCTAAAAATGCTATCCTTGTAAATAAGTCAATACCCCTTTATGGAGGAGTAAATAGTGCCAATTTCACCAGCCCCGATGTTCCCCGAGAAGTCGCCAACCATGTTTGAACGTGGGTTTGCTCCAAGCATCCCTATGAACAAGGGTCCACTCCGTTTTGAAGAAGGTGTCGCAACAGACTCCGACGTTCCAAACGACTTTGCACAAGGTGCATACATGGACACAGCACCGGCTCCCGGACGCATGAACCACACCAACCCAGCAATGCTTTACAAGCCTGCAATGCAGACTATGCAAGAGCGTGTACACGTTGGCTCGGCTTCATGGATTGAAGCACCAAGCGTGCTTTCAGAGTTTGTACAGGGTTCAGTTGCCGGAGATGGAATGCCATACTTCGAGTACGAGTACAACACAGGCGGTCACATGAACCGTCCGAACCCAACCGTCGTTTACGACTGATCCGCCATGGAAGGCGCAGGCGAAGCCAGCGCTCCAGTACCTAGTGGTAACGGGGAACTGACAGACACTGTCTCGTCAGGTATCCCCGTTGCTCCGGTGTATGCAGGGGCAGCATTAAGTTATAGTTTTGCTCCGATGTTACGTAGTCGTAGACAAGAGTTCCGAAGCCAACAAATGTACCGTCACCCTGACTTTGGTACTGAGTTTCGCAACCCATACGTTCCACGACCCGCTGGTCCTAAAGGCGGCTATGACATGGAACGACACCTTGCTGGTACAGGACAAATGTATGAAGACCCTCTTGACTTGTTTAAGCCACAGAACAACACCATGGATAAAAAGCCACAAGGTGTTAAGCGCCCTAATCGCCCTAGCGATCCTTCACGCCAACGCCAACGTGGTACCTCTGCGTACAACAAAGTAAACAAAGAAAATAAAGACGGTGGCGACTTTTAATGGAACGTGGTATTGATTACACACCAAAAAGAGTGCACCCCCCAAAAGGTGCCAATTTTATTGGTATCCAAGATAAAACTTTGCACCCTAATCAATTTTCATCAATGGTTAAAAATATTGTTGGAAATGTTTTGTCTGCCTCAGATAAAGATTTTGAAGACGGGAAACTTTGGTATCCCAAAGGTCAGGTAATTGCCACCGACATAGGTGAAGGTAATCTTGAAAAAGGCGCTGGCATCATTGCTGCCGTCAGCCCGGGAACAGGTTGGAATGAAAATGTTCGTATGGCTACAGAAATTGGGCGTACGGGAGACACTAAAGGTTATATAACTGGAGCGGAAAAAGGGAGAGCACAAAGAATTCGTGAAGGTGCTGATCCTCGTACCATTCTTCCAATGGATATCAAAACAGGACACTTCTTTAAAAACCTTGTTAACCCCCGAGATCCTTCTGCTGTAACAATTGATAGACACGCACATGACGCTGCTATTGGACAAAGATGGGGTAGTAAAAACCGTGGCCTTACTGGTGGTCGTTATCAAACTTTTGCAAATGCACACTTTACGGCAACACAACATTTAAACCGTATTTCTGGTTTAGAGGATTTAGTTCCGTCTGAAGTCCAAGCAATATCATGGATTCACCATCGTCGTAAACTTGGAATTATCGATTAATAGTGGACCCAGCAACCGCTTCTATCATTGTTGCCATTATTGGCGTCTTTGGAACTCTTTCAGGAATTGCAATTAAAGAATTTAAATCAATGAAGAAAACAAACTCCTCTGATCATGGGGAAGTTATCCGCAGACTTAACAAAGTCCAAGATGGTGTTGACTCAGTCTCTGATCGTCTTGACGGACATATTGACTGGCATTTGAAGAAGTAATTCCTTTACATCACGCATTTGTTCGTGATACGATACGTAACGAGGTTCATGCCTCAGTTAATTGCCTACGTCGTTACGTTAGAGGTACAAATGGCACAAGAAAAGAAACGCTCTTCTCTGTTAGAAGCGTTGACAACACCCCGAACTGAACATTCAGTTGGTCAATGTAAGTTGTCTGTAATCGTCGGAAAGATGGACGCAGAACACAAAGAAGCAATTGATAGAGCAATTGAATTAATTCGGGAAGACGATGGACAAGGTAGGTCTAAGGCTTACAGTGTTTCGTGGCTCACCGGCGCATTACGCAAAAACGGATACTCAATAAGTATGAGCACTATTCAACGTCACATAAATGGAGATTGCCCCTGTGAGCGAATTACTGAATGATCTAAAGGCCCCAGAAAATAAAGCAAAAGCACTAGGAAAACTATTAGACATTCTTGATCGTCAGAACATTGACGTTAACGAAATAGGTTCTGTAAAACGTGTATCTCTCTACCAGTCTTTAACTAAAGACCAAGAGGGTGAAGCACAAATTCACGACCTTGCTGCTATCCAGTTTTCTCCTAAGTGGGCGGAAGGTCCTGAGTGGGACCCAGTTCACCAAGGACCAGCAGTTAAGTTACCAACAAGTACGGTAACTAAAACACCAAAGAAAACAGAGTGGAATACAGCGGTAGTTCTTCCTGACATGCAGATTGGTTATTTTCGTAATGCGGCTGGTGAATTAGAAGCCATCCACGATGAAGCGGCAATTGATATCTGTGTTGCAATGGTCAAAGACTTAAAGCCAGCCAAAGTAGTCATGCATGGTGACAACCTTGACTTTGCTGAGTTTGGTAAATACCGCCTTAGTCCTGCATACGCACTGACTACTCAAAAAGCAATTGACTATGCAACTATCTTGATGGCTCGTCTTCGAGCAGTTGCCCCTGATGCTGAGATTGTTTGGCTGGCAGGTAACCATGAAGAGCGCCTCGTTAACTACACATTAGATAACGCAAAGGCTTCTTTTGGTTTGAAGAGGGGCGACACCCCTGACAACTGGCCTGTTCTTTCGGTGCCCTTCCTCTGTCGCTTTGACGACTTCAATGTCAAGTACGTCCCCGGCTACCCTGCTGGATACTATTGGATTAATCAGAAGTTAAAAGTTATCCATGGTACCCGTGTGAAGAGCAATGGCTCTACCGCACATATGTATTTGGCTAATGAAAAGACCTCAGTGCTCTATGGACACATCCACCGACGTGAGTGGGCGGAAGTGACTCGTGAGGATTATGACGGACGTAAGACGATTCTAGCGGCCTCTGCGGGCTGTCTTGCACGTGTTGACGGGGTAGTGCCTTCCACTAAAGGTGGAATTGACCTTGATGGTCGCCCGATGACCATTACCGAGAACTGGCAACAGGGTCTCTGTGTAGTCACCTACAAAGACGGTGATGCCGAATTTAACCTTGAAATGATCCCCATCCGTGAGGGTTGGGCGATGTACCACAACAAGGAGTACACAGCGCCATGACCACCATTGTTGGTATCCAAGGAGATACCTATGCTGTAATTTGCACAGATTCTAGAGTTTCGTCTTTTGACGAGTCTGGGATGGCGTTTCAAATTACTACCCTTGGATCTGGCACAGCAAAGATTGCTACCAATGGTGATTACCTACTAGGGGCGGCTGGGGACATCAGAGCGATAAATATCCTTCACCACGCTTTTACTCCACCAAAGCCACCGCTTAATGCCCTTGGTAAAAAACTGGATCAATTTATTACAAGGCAATTTGTTCCAATATTGAGATCGTCGTTTGAGGAGCAAGGCTACGCCATGCCAGAACGTGATTCTTCAGCCCATATTGCCGAACAAGGTTCTACCATCGTGGTTGTTGTTCATGGAACCATTTACATCATTGATGGTGACTACTCGTGGACCTCAGATACATCAGGTATTTACGCTATTGGCACTGGGTCTTCATATGCCTTGGGGGCTATGCAAGCCTTGATGAGCGCTAAAAACCCCACCGTTCAACAGGCTAAAAGTGTTGCTAATAAGGCTCTGACCGTGGCAAGTAAGTTTGATCCTTACACAGGATCACCCTTTCAGTCATTTGTCCAAGAGCGGGAATCTAAAAAATAGTATCATTGTGGTATGGCTATTAAAGATTCTCAAGTAACCGACCAAACAATTAAGGGTGCTGCCGTAGGCGCAGTTGCCTTCTTCCTTGCAAAGTTCAACATCGATCCCGGTGCTCAGGCTGCAATTATGCCTATCCTCATCACTGGTCTTGCTTGGGCAAGTACCAAAGTTGGTGACCCTTCTCAAGCATCCTTTCTTGCAAAGGCTTCTAAAGAACTGCCTACGATAGTTGAAGAAGTAACAGCAGAGGTTGAAAAAAAGAAAGCCCCTGCTAAAAAAGCCGCTGCTAAGAAAGCGCCTACACAGACTTCTAAATAACGTCTCGTAGTAAATTATTTTGTGTAAACTACACCTAACCGATTGGAGGTGATGACAAATGGCAATGGACTTTTGGTCGCCATCATATAGAGCGTCATCAAGTGACCTCACTGTTGCTATATCCCCTCTTGGACTTGTTGAACTTGCAGACGAAGAGTTTGAAGTACATGGTCCTCGATTAAATAGATACTCAGCAGCATGGGCATGGTATCTAGGTCATCACTGGTCATACCGTCGTGAACAAGGTGAGTCTCAGTTCTACATGAACTATGTCCGCACTATGTCGGACTACATCACTAACTTTTGTTTTGGTAAAGGCGTACAGTTCCGTGTGCCAGAACAAAACTCTGCAATTACCCCTCACCTCTTGCATCAAGTGTGGGATATCCACAACTCAAAGCACTACGTTCTTTGGGAAATGGGACAACTTGCTTCTGTAACTGGTGACTGCTTTGTCAAAGTTGCATATGAAGAACCATATGTTGACAGCGTTGGTGTGCCACATGAAGGTCGCATTCGTGTTATCCCACTGAACCCCGCACATTGTTTTCCTGAGTACCACCCCCACGACCGTGACCGTTTGCTTCGCTTTAAACTTAAATACCGTTTCTGGGGAACCTCTCCAGAAGGTACCCGTCAGGTTTACACTTTTACGGAAATTCTTTCTGATGACATGGTTCAACAATTTATCAATGATGAATTAATTGACCAGTATGACAACGCTCTTGGAATCATTCCAATTGTCCATATTCAGAACACTTCTATTTCTTCATCTCCTTGGGGTCAGTCAGATATCTGGGACATCATCCCACTTAACCGTGAACTCAATGAGAAGATGGTTGAAGTCTCTGACATCATCAACTACCACGCCGCTCCAGTAACAATCATTACTGGTGCTAAGGCTTCTCAATTGGAGCGTGGACCTAAGAAAGTTTGGGCAGGTCTTCCTAAAGACGCCAGCGTATTCAACCTTGAATCCCGTGGCGAAATGTCAGGAGCCTTGGAGTACATCACGTTCCTTAAACGAACGATGCATGAAATCACAGGCGTTCCTGAAACAGCGCTTGGACAATTTCAGCCAGTATCCAACACATCTGGTGTGGCTCTGGCTATTCAATACCAGCCAATGATGAACCGTTTCATGATGAAAAAAGTTCACTTTACTAAAGGTCTTGAAAAAGTAAATGAAATTATCATTCGTACAGCAGCAGTGTTTGAACCACAAATGCTTCAGTACGACCCAAGTAAAGCGGCTGAACTAGAACCGGGACAACTGCCACAACTTGACCCGTTTGACCCAACCACATACAAAACAACGGTTCACTGGCCTGAACCTCTACCAGTTGATCAACTTATTAAACTCAATGAAGTACAAGCCAAGATGGCTCTTGGTCTTGAATCCAAGAAAGGCGCTCTGCGCATCCTTGGTGAAGAGTTTGCCAACGAAAAGATGGCAGAGATCTTTGACGAACTGCAAGACGACGCCCTAGATCAAGGCGCTCTTGACATGCTTCGTGCGCAAATTAGTCAAGCCGTAATGATGGTTACAGGCATGATCCCGGGACCCGGTGGTCCCGAAATGGCTTCTGCTGGAGGTGCTAATGTATCTTCAACAGGAGGTTCTGCGGAAGCAGGACCAATGCCGGGTGTTGGGGAAGTTAACCCAATCGAAGGCGAGTTGGCAAATAAATTGGTAAGCAAAGCATACGGAGCAAGGTTCGCCCAGCGTCGTGTGCCAGATGAAGAATAAGACAACCTATTAATTCAGTTCACACACGCCAAACAAATGAGGTAAAGAACCATGGCAAGAAACCCCGTCTCCGAAGGAGACATTATTTCAGTACCTACAGACTCTCCTATGGTGGAGCAATTTGTAGAGAATGCAATGAATAATACAAAGAACGGCAAAATCTTTTCCGAAGATGAAGTGGAAAATATCCGCAAACAGGAAAAAGACAAGATGTACAAGCGTCTTGAAGAAGCCGATAACCGTGTTAAAAGCATGGAAGAACAAATGGCTATTATTTCTGCCGAACGAGAAGCCGCTCGTAAAGAAGCAGAACAACATTCCATGAAAGAAGCAGAAATACTTCGTCAACGTGAAATTGAAGAACTTAGCGCAAAAGAACTACTTCTTAAGCGAGAAGATGAATTCAACCAGCGTCTCAACACAGTTGAGCAAGAGTGGCAAGCCCGCCTTGAGACAATTGAATCTCAGCGTCAAGCCCAAGAGGCACTCCTTGAAAAAGAGCGCCGACTCCAAGAAATTGGGCATTATCGCAATAACCGACTTCAGCAAGAGCAAGAAGCCATCATCCCAGAGTTGATTGATTTAGTGTCAGGAAACTCAGAAGAAGAGATTGAACAATCAATTGCAATTCTTCGTGAACGGTCATCTGCTATTATTGAATCAATCCAGCAAGCGACTGCGCAACAGCAAGGTCGTTTGCGGGGAGCGCCGGTAACGTCGCCTCCTATTGGGCCAATGGAAACTCAAACGGAATACCAGACTTTGACTGCGGAAGATATCCGCAATATGCCGATGGAACAGTACACAAAGATGAGGGACAGGCTCCTAAATGCACGGTCTTCACGAGGCCGTTTCTAACCACATAACAACCCTTATCCACGGAGGATAAATACTATGGCCCTTCCCGGTCCTATTGGCGGTGCAGTAACCACCGCCGGAGCAATTGCCACCACCGGCTACGGTGATGGCTCGACATCAGGCGGTTCCGCCCTCAGTCCAGCAATCCAGCAAATTTGGTCAAAAGAAATTTTGTTCCAAGCAATGCCAATTCTTCGCTTCGAGCAGTTCGCTGTTAAGAAGACAGAACTTGGTGTTATGCCGGGTCTCACCATTAACTTCTTGCGCTACACCAACCTTGGTGTAGACGAGTCTACTGGTGCAGAATTGGTTGAAGGTGTTCGTATGAACCCATCTGCTCTGTCAGCAAGTCAGATCCAAATCACAGTTAAAGAACAAGGTAAGGCTATCGCCGTTACCGAATTGCTCCTTAACGCATCGTTCGATGATGTTATGGCATCATCAAGCCGACTTCTTGGTCGTCACATGGCTCAGTCCATGGACATTCAAGCACGTAACACCCTATACAAGCCCGGCGTTCCTTTCGCCGGTGGTGGTGCCGTTGCTCCAAGCGTTGTCTTCGGACGTACCGCAAAGTCCACCCGTGGTTCGCTTGCTCCTTACGAGTATGCAGCCGCTGGTAACTCAGGTGCTCCCGGATACATGTCTCCTGCAACCGTTAAGGACGCAGTTGAAATCTTGGCTAACCAGAACATCCCACGTCTTGGTGACACCTACGTATGTTTCGTACACCCATCACAGAGCCGTGCGCTTCGTGACTGGCCTGAATTCATTGAAGTCACGAAGTACGCCGCTCCCGGCAACTTCATGCTCGGTGAAATCGGTCGTTTGTACGACGTAGTGTTCATTGAAACCACACAGGTTAAGTCTGGTCTTGGTCAAGTTGACTCAAACCCAGCAACAAGCACAGTAGATGCAGTTGGTTCAAACTCGTTCTCAGCAATCATGATTGGTGACAACGCATTTGGACAAGCAATTGCTCTTCCAGTTGAACTCCGTGACGGTGGTGTAATCGACTTCGGTCGTGAGCACGGCTTGTCATGGTACGCAATCTGGGGCTTCGGTGTTATCACCCACGAGTCCCGTGTAATCATCAACACCCTCGGTGGCGCTATCTCCTGATAGTCCACAAAGTGGTAGTGTGGGGGAACGGTGCAAACCAAGTACCCCACACACCGCTGGTGTTACTTAATCCCTACTAAAGGAAAATTATGGCTTCTAAAAAACCACAAAACCTGACAACAATCTCAAGTATCTTTGAAGAGCCTGAGACATCTGTTGAAGAAGTTACCGACACCACCGAGGTTGATGAACCCGTTGTTGTTGCCCCCGGTGCCCCCGCACAACGTAAAGCACGAGTTAAAGGTACATGGACAATGTACTGGAGTCGTGAAACATACAATTTTGAAGATGGTAAAACTTATACCATCCCTAGTGACCTTTATGATTATTTAAAGGCTCACCAAAACATTTACGACACTATTTAATAGGAGCGCCATGTCGGCTAAAAAGAAATCCGCTGAGGATTCTACCTCCTCTATTGCAGACGGGGTTAATACTGTCGCACATGAGGAAATTAATATTATATGGGAAGATGCTCACTACTCCCTCTCTAGTGGTGACACCGCTGTAATCCCTGATTCTCTGTATTCCTATCTTGCTACTCGTGGCAAAGTAACTGCCGTAACACCAAACGAGTCTGAAGTAATAGAAGTACCTCTCGTTGAGGAGTCTGAAGTTACCCCAGAAGAAGGTGACTGATGCCTTTTACCATTCCTAACGCCATTGCCTATGGTGTAGATATTGCAACTCTTGAGCAGGCAGAGCCAGACGCTCTTGATTTTCAATTACTTGGTGACAGACGTAGTTTTGTTATTTCTGGTGGTGCAATCACCGCTGCTGCTACACATGCCACGGAGTACATAACTCTGACTCTTAGTAGTGCTGAAGTTTATATTGATGGCGTCTACGGAACTGTTACAGGAACGACTGTAACCATTCCAGCAGCACCAAGCAGTGGAACCCGTTTTGATCTTGTATGCGCACGATACAACAGCGGTACATGGTCTTTCTACATTGTGGATGGCACTGCTACTGCAAGCACAACCAACCCAACTTTCCCTGTGTTCCCACCAACGTCAGCGTCAGGCTCATTTGTTGTACTGTACGCAGTAACGGTTCGTTCTGATCTTAAATCATCAACTTTGTCTCGCACATACGTTGACAAGCGCACCTTCTCCCCTTCCGCTGTAACTAAGTCTGGAACTGCTGTACCGAGCGGTGGTTCACATGGCGACCTGTACATTCGTACTGGTTCTTCTCCTGCTACAGGACAAGCGACTCTTTACTTTAATAATTCTGGTACATGGGAAAACTTGGCTAAGTATGTAGCAATGGGTACTACAGGCACTAGCAACCTTGTCCTACGTGACGGTAGTGGAAACTTTGCCGCTGGAATGGTAACTGCCAACGTTACTGGTGCCCTTACAGGTAATGCCGACACAGCCACAACAGCCGCTGCTTGGACTACAGCCCGCACATTAACAGTAAGTGGTGCTGCTACTGGCACAGTGTCAGTTAAAGGTGACGCTGCAATGTCTTTAGCGCTTACAACAACTCTTCCAAGTATCTACGTTGGCACTGCTCCTTCATCTCCTAAGGCAAATGATCTTTGGATTCAGGTGTGATCTGTGCCAGCCGTCTCTTCGTATAGCCCCAAGGCATATACAACTAGTAGTACTTTTAATAACTGGTATTCAGTTAGAGGTTATTTAACTAACGGTGGCTCTCCACAAACTGCTAAAAAAGTTTTTATGCGTGACGCTGAAAACACTGGTTGGCTTGAGATCTGGAATGGTCGACCTATCATTGTTTCTTCTAGTGTTACCAGTGCTAACGACGGTCTCAATCTTACTCAATTAACTTTTACTGGCACTATTGATGGTTTGAACTTACCAACAACACTTACAGTTCGTGCAAGACCCGCCGATAGTAAGGATGCGTTTACATCTACAACCGGAACTGTCCTTACACAATATGGTGCTCAAAATTATTCTTTAGTTATTTCTGGACTTACAGAAGTTACTAATTATTACTACGAAATCATTGGGACAAATGACGGTGGACAAAGTACCCCCAGTGGCTTCATAACTACCAACCGGAACTGCTCGCAAGGTGGGGCAGGATTTGTAAATATTGGTACTGAATACCTATCTGAAACACCTCAAGGTTGTGGTATTTGTGGCACGAGATATAGAACTGTTTCTCGTGCTCAATATGGAAAACCGGGATGTTCCAATACTTACTACGACCCAGCATCATTTCCAAGTTTTGATACGGTGGGTTTCTCAACATGTGCTGAAACTGGTATGGCCCCCACATCAAACTGGGTTCTTCAAAACGCAAGTAGTTATGGAAGTGGCTATACCTTTGCTGGGGGTATTACCAAAAACGATTTAACTGGGGATGTTCGATCAATTGTTGCAAAAGAATTTTTTGGATATTGGTGGTTTGGTGATGCAAACTCAGCGCCATGTACCCTTGGTGGCACCTGCCAATATGATCTTAGTTATACTGTTTATAAATGTTCATTAACCAATGCAATGGTGTGGACACAAGCACAGTGCTTTGCCGTGTTCTGTGGCGGGTTTTCTTAAGGAGATATTAATATGCTTACATACGTTAACGCTATAGTTGAAGACGAAGTGGTTGCCCATCTTCCTCTTGCACAACTCCCCCCCGCCATGCAAGAAAGCATGGCTGCTTTGTTTTCTAGTGAACCCCGGTTTGTCCTAACTGCCGAAATGTTGCCAGTTGGGTCTAGATGGAATGGTACTGACTGGGTTGCTCCTGTAGAGTAACGCCATGACAACACCATGGCACGAATGGAAAAAGAAAAACAGCGAACGGCAGGCATCAGGGGTAGTTAGCCCTTTAGATTTTTTAAATCCTGATACTGATTATTCTTCTAATGAATTAGCAGAAAATCGTTGGAAAACCTGCAAAGAATGCCCTCACCTTATGGTTACAGCACAATGCGCCAAGTGCATGTGTCTAATGCCTGCTAAAGTTAGATTAAAGAATGCAACTTGTCCGGAAGGGAAATGGTAATGACAGAACGATTGCTTGCCGTTCCAGCAGGGACTATCTTGGATATCACTCGGGTTAGGTCAGTAACTTCTCACCGTCGTCGTGAAGAACAGCCACAGGTAAATCAGCCAGAACAAGACACTATTCCCGGCACAGGTTCTGGAGACCAGTAAAATATATCTATGGCTAAACTAACCCCACTTGAGCACACCGTTGAACTTGCAAGAAATTACTTGCGTGATTTTCCCAAGTTCTTTCAAGTATCTTTTGATGCTCTTGGGCGTACCTTTGAGTTAGGTCAGCCAAACATTGATGTTTCTACATTATGGATTGCTACTTCAGTAGGGTCGGTTGTAACACAACTAACAAGTTCCCAATATTCTCTTGATGCCCGTAATGGTATTTTACGCCTTACAAACACTCCAGCGAGTAACACTAAACTACTTGTTGAAGGTTACTACTATGAATGGCTTCTTCCCGCCGACCTTGAATTCTATTGCGTCCGCTCAATTAACTTTCACACCCCAACTATCAATGTTCCACTTGAGCAGGCTAATGCTGCTGTGCTGGACGTTATTGGTATTGGTGCACTGGTAGAAGCGCTTCAAGCATTGATGACTGAGTTTGCCCGTGACATTGACGTAATGACTTCAGAGTCAGTGCACATCCCCGGCTCACAGCGCTTCCGTATGCTTCAAAGTCTTTGCCAGCAATGGGAAGTTGAGTACCGTAAACATGCTAACAACCTCAACATTGGTCCTGAACGTATTGAGCAATTCAGCCTCCGCCGAGTTTCTCGTACTACCAACCGCCTTGTTCCCCTCTACAAGTCTAAGGAAATTGGTGAGTATGGGCCAATGGAACGTATCTTTGCTGAGGATATGGAAGGGCAAATCCTCATTACGGAGAAAGATGAGCCACTGCGTGAAGACGTATTTATTGACCTTGATCCTCCTGCTGGCTATACCACGAATGCGTACTACTAATGGATTTACGCCGAGAACTAGGATTAATTAGGAAAAACTATAGGCAATACCAAAGGGACTATGGGGAAACCGTTGTCTGGTATGAGTTCATCCCTTTAGGTACCAACACCACCACAACATCTGTTTATGACGATGTCTACGATGAAGGTCTCTACGGAACTGGTGGTCGCAAATTTAAAGAAGGAATTACCTTACCTGTGCTCATGGCTTCCGAAACGGAAGATCAAAAGAGGGCTATCCCCGAAGGTCGCCAACCTGTAGAACTTACTAACCTTGCAATATCTATTGAAGACATGCGCTCCGCAGGTATAGCAGAACCCTATGAATACCGGCGTCACTTAAATGACATGTTTTTCTACGATGGGCGTTACTTCTCCGTACAGTCATACCGTGTTCGTGGTCGTCTAAAAGATGACGTTATTGCCGTTGTTGAAGGTATTGAAATTTACATTAACCAAGAAATGCCTTTTGATCCGGGGCCAACCGCCATGAACATTGAAAACCTTCCTTGGCCCGCAGCACTGTCTATTCCGAACTGATAAAATAGTATTTGTCCGGCGAGCGCCGTGACAATACAACGCCCAGACCGACAGGAGTAGCCATATGGCTCTACGAACCTACATACAAGGTATCCTCCATTGAGTCGTTCTGGGTTCTTATTAGCCGAAGATGAGGCTATAAAAGAACGCTTTACCGGTCTTACTGTTTCTGATGACCGCAACGCATCCCGTCCAGTTCAAGTGTTTTTTAGGTATCCAGAGGGTGAAACCGAAAGGTTCTACCCTTTTATCACCATTGAACTTATTGACATTGTCTACTCTCGTAACCGTCAACATTCTGTTGTTAATCAATATGCTTATGTAGAAGGGGACGCATGGGCAGATAACCCCGCCGCCCTTACTTATTGGCCTTCGGTATCAGACACGTTAACCGTTCCTGCTAACCATAAATACTCTCGTACTACAGAGTTTGTTCCTGTAGATATTCTGTATCAAGTTTCTACATTTACCCGTAGTGCTCTCCACGATAGGCAACTGACCGCCAAACTTCTTTATGACGTTGTGCCATTCCGGTATAACTCTATATACATTCCCGCCGACAACACTTCTCGTCGGTTTGATTTGCTGGATTGGACTACGGCTGACCTCCTCGATCCTGAGGCTGGTTACCGTAAGCGCATTTTCCGCAAAATATACACATTACAGATGACGGCAGAATTGCCATCGTCTGATTTTGTTGGAATCAAGCAGGCTACTCAAATTAAGACTACAATTATACCAAGCAGTGAACCTTTTTAATCACCCCTGTATCCACTTTTAGGAGTCATAATGGCATACGAACGCCCCGGCGTCTACGTTCGAGAAGTCCCTTCTCAAACTCAAATTAGCACCCAAAACACAGCCACAGCAGCAGCCTTTTTAGGTACCGCTCTTCGTGGTCCAACCACACCTGTATTGATCAACTCATGGTCAAACTATGTGTCTACCTTTGGCCCCCTCTCCAATGACTACGACCTTGGTTATGCTATCTACAGTTACTTTGCTAACGGTGGTCGTGATGCCTACGTTAGCCGTATTGTTGCTTCCGATTCAGTTGCTGCAACTGCAACCCCAACAGCAACGACCACAGGTGGCTCTCCTACTTCAGTAAACTTATTTACTTTGACAGCAAAGTCTGTTGGTATTTGGGCTAACTCATCAAGTGCTTCAACAGGACTTCGTGCCACCATTACCTTTGACCCATCAACAACCACTTCTCTCACAGCAACAACGTTGAGCGTCAGCAGTACTTCAGTGTTCGGTCTAACCCTTACTTTGGATGGTGTTGAAGTAGAGCGTTGGCAAGAATTGAGTCTTAACCCAACTTCTGGTCGTTACATTAAAGACGTTCTTAACTTGTTCTCAGTTTACGTAAACTGCGGTACACCAGTGGTAATTGCTTCTGGTTCTACCTTGACAGAGACAGTTGATACCGGAACTACTTCAACGACAACTGCCTTCACAAGCGGTACTGCTGGTTCAGCAACAGTTAACGAAACCACATGGGGTAACGCTCTTGCTCTTTATAACTCAATCAAACTTCCTCTTTTAATTAACTTTGTTGGTCAAACAACAACTGCTATTGTAGATAAAGCACTTGATTACGCTGCAACTCGTGGTGACTCGTTCGTTATCATTGACTGTGGTCTTACGACAACGGCAGACACCATCAACGTTAGTTACGGTGGAAACAAGGGTTACGGAGCCGTTTACTTCCCAGCCTTGGTCTTAGCAGATCCTGCTCGTAGCGGTCCTGCCGCTGTACGCAACTGCTACCCCGGTGGAACTGTTGCAGGTGCCTTCATCCGCTCAGAGACTACCCGTGGAGTTGCTAAAGCACCTGCTGGTTACAGTCTTGACCTTCGTAACGTCTTTGGTCTTACTGTTTCTCCTACCGAAGCACAGGAAGCATCTTTATACAACACCAAGAACGTAAACGTCATCCGATCTATCCCGGGTGGTATTTACGTGATCAATGGTGCTCGCACATTGGCAGCAAATCGCCCAGACAAGTACATCACAATTCGTCGCTCACTGAACTTTGTTAAATCAATTGTTGAAGCACAAACTGCATTTGCCGTATTTGAACCAAACGATTCACGGTTGTGGGCAAAAATTAACAACACCCTTTCACAAACTCTTACCAATTTCTGGGCAACCGGAAACCTCAAAGGATCAAGCGCTAGTGAAGCCTTTTACATTATTTGTGATGACACTAACAACACCTCTACAACTATTGGCGATGGTTTTGTCAACGTTGAAATTGGTGTGTCATTACTTAGCCCAGCCGAATTTATTGTTATCAACGTCAGCCAATGGGCTGGCGAGAACGCCTAATTAAGGAGAAATATGACTACGCCTACCACTACTGTTTTAACACAGCGGACAGACCCTCTACGTAACTTTAAATTTCGTGTAGAAATTTTGCCTATTAATGGTGATACTACAAAAGGTCTTGGTAAAACCCTTAAAAACATCGGTCAAATTGGTTTTGCCCAAGTTAGCGGTTTGTCTGTAAACAACGAAGTCATCACATACCGTGAAGGTGGAATGAACACCCATGCTCACAAGTTTGTTGGTCAGTCTGATTTTGCCCCTGTAGCGTTTGCTCGTGGTGCATTTTCTGGGCAAGATCAACTGTGGCAATGGCAACGATTCATGCACGCATGGGTTGGTGGCGGAATCTCAGGAGACGCAGACCTTGCAAAAGACGGTGATTACCGTTGCAACATTCTTGTTAAAGTATATGACCACCCACACACTGGTAGTGGACCTGTAGGTGGCACCATTGACGGTGCTCTTCCTTTGCGTTATGCTTACGATGGTGCTGCTCTTAATGGCACAAGTAACACTGTTACCCCCGGTCGAGTTAAGTTGCAATATAAGTTATACAACTGCTGGCCCGGTTCATACTCATTGAGTGACCTTTCCGCAGGGGATACCACAGGTATCATGGTTCAAACATTGAATGTACACCACGAAGGTTTTTACATTGACTGGACCGGCGAAGAAAACCTTGCTCTAAAATAAATAATTTAAAATATAAAATAGGAGAATAATATGGACATCGCCTCTGAGGCGTCGGCGCTTAACAAAGCGCTAGAAGACCCTGTACCACGAATGGACACTCACCCAGAAAGTGTTGTTGAACTCTATGTAGGTTTGCAAGACAGTGATGGGGAGTGGCAAACAACTGCAATTGTCCGTGAATTGAATGGTTCTGACGAAGAGGCTTTGGCTTCTTTGGAAGCAAAAAATGGAAGTAGTTATGCAGACTACATGTCATTTTTGTTAAAACGAGCCGTTGAATCTATTGGATCTATCCATATCTCACAAAACAAAAACGTTGTAGACAACCTTATTGTGGGTGACCGAGACAAATTGTTTATGGCAATTGTTGAAGCCACTTACGGAAAAGTAAGGGAGTACGAAGTTGCTTGTACTTCTTGTGGAGAACCAAATGATGTCTTTGTAGACATCACTACCTTTCCAGAAAAGCCTTTGAAAAAAGGTATTAAAAATACCATCACGACCTCCTTGAAAAACGGCACAAGTGTTGAGTTAAGACTTCCTACTAATGCGGACAGTCTTGCCACCATGAAATCCGCTAAAACCACCGCAGAGCAAAATACGTTAATGCTGGCACGCTGTGCCGTTGGCATTGAAGGAAACCCAGTTGACTGGGCTAAATCTCTTAATATGGGAGACCGCTCCAATCTTGTAAAAGCCTTGCTGGACAGCCAGCCGGGTCCTGAGATTGGGGAGGTGAATGCCCAGTGTGCCCATTGCGAGGAAAAGTTTGCGATGGTTCTCGATTGGGCCTCACTTTTATTCGGTTAATCTGAATAACCTATATTGGGAATATGACTTCATAGCCTCCGCATACAGTGGATTCACTTTGTCAGATATACGCACAATGTCCAAACGTCAAAGAAAGTTCTGGGCATCTATGGGAAAATGGCATAATAGTGGAGATTAATTTTTATGGCTGAAACATCTTTAGGTGGGGGACTTGGTGGTGACCCTTTTGGCGGGCAACTTGGTGCGCCCGGTCCTTTGGGAACCTCTTCTGCTTCTAGTGATGCTCGGGGCACCAGTAAAGGTATTGCTTCCGTAGGTACTCTTCTTCGTTCATTTGCTGACTCCAAACTGGTGTCAAACCTTGAGCGTATGGCTAAAGCGATTGCAAACTTACGAAGAAGTACCGATGGCGGTAGTGGGGGTTCTAGCAATAGCGGAGCCGACCGGGCGAAAGACCACGCAAACACAGTTCAGCAAAAAGATGCACAGCGTCCTGCTGGTGGTGGTTTTACTAACTTTGCTGGGGGCTTCACTGGCAGTGGTGGTGCCGGTAAAGCAGGAGCCTACGGTGCTGCTGCCGGAGCAGTCATGCAACTTGGTTCCATGGCTGTTGCTGGCATTGATAAGCGCACTGACAATATGTACGGGCAAGCATTGTCCTATGACAAATTGTCCATGCTCTACCAGCAAACACAAGGAATTTCTCAAAATAGATTTGCTAGTGCTGTTCTACAGCCATTGACACAGTACAAACTGGGTACGGGTGGAGCGTCTTCTCTTCTAGCACTACAAGCCCAAACAGGTCTTAGCGCACAAGGGAACGCACGAGGAATTGCGGGTCTTCGTGCTTCTTCGGGGTTCTCCTATAGCACCCAAGACATGGCTCAGATGATGGCGACTTTGGCATCTCCACAAGTAAACAATCGTATGACCATGACCATGGGAACGGGTATGTATGGTCCCGGTGGTAGTCAACGAAATATGATGGAAGTTGTCCAGCAAGTAGTTCGTTCCTCTGGGCTAACTAATGAGGGCATGGTTAAAGGCGCCATGCAACTTGGGTCGATTAGTCGTGCCCGCCTTAGCGCAATGGGTCTTCCTGAAGACATGCAAAACATGGTTTTGCAATACGCACAACAAAATGTGCAATTTCAGAAAAAGGGTGGGAAGGGAATGTACAACCCTGATGATCCTTCCCAACAAAAACTTATGGGGATCAAAGATAATTTTGCTAACCAACAAGAAAAAACACAACAAGTGCAAGAACAACGTGACGTACAGTTTTATAAAAGACAAAACGATAACTACGCCCAATTAGAAAAGAACACACAAGGGTTGATTAAAGCCTTTGGAGCACTTGAAGAAAGAATGCAGGCTGTTATTGGTGCTCGTATGGGTACCCGTAACAACAAAAATGTGGCAATTGGTAAAACCATCCTTGGTGGGCTTTTGGCTGTTGGTGGCATTGCCGCTGCACCGTTTACAGGGGGTACCAGTCTTGCTCTAACCGCTGCTGGAATACCCCTTATTACTTCTGGTGCATCTGGGTTCTCTGGTCCTAGTGGTGACCCAATGCCCTCAAGCAAACGAGACTACAGCGTTGGCTACGGCGGTAAAAAGAAATCCCTTGCCGAGGCTGCAAACATTCCAACCGTATCAAAATTAAACCCTAAGTTCCGTGAACGTATTCTTAAAATGATGCAAGACAACCCCGCCGTGGGTGTTGGTGAAGGTTACCGCAGTAGCGCCACTCAACGACAAGGTTTTTTGCAACGGTACAGTAAAACTTCTGACAAAACGGACATCTTTTGGGAAGGTTCGTACTGGAAGAAGAAATCCGGTGTTGCACCCATGACCCCTCCGGGGATGTCAATGCACGAAATTGGTCTTGCGGCTGACCTTACGGGTGACCTTGATTGGGTTCAAAAGAACGCATCCAAATACGGTTTGAAGACTTTTGCTGGGGTCAATGGAGAGCCTTGGCACGTACAGCCAGCGGAGTTACCTGACGGTCGTAGCGCATACGAACGAGAGGGCGCCAAATGGGGTTTAAATGGCGCTACAGAGCGTCTAGACCCCGGTGCGGTCATTGCTGGCATGAAAGACGGAATCGTCTCTGACCAGTCTCTAGGGGGCAAATCTGGTGGCGGTGGTGGTAACTCTATCCTTTCGTTCTCTCAAAGTTCTATTACGGACAGCATTCTCGGAGCAAGAACAGCCAATCGCATGAACCTTGGTAGCGGTGGGCAAGATGCATCGGGAGGAACAGTTTCTAAACTTGGAAGCAGTTCTGCCACAACTGCCGCAAATAGGAAAAGCAGAACATTAAGTGGCACTGAAGTCGCTCGAATATTCTATAAAGCAGGTTTCCGTGGCGCTGACCTTGTAAAAGCCGTGGCAATTGCACAGCGTGAATCTAGGTTTGTGACAGGGGCATTTAACCCCGATGCTAAAACAAAAGACTTGTCCTACGGTTTAATGCAAATCAACATGCGTGGAAACTTAGGTCCTTCCCGTCTTAAACAATTTGGTATTAAATCAAACGAAGAACTTTACGATCCTGACGTAAACGCTCGGGCTGCCTATGCTATTTATAAGTCCACCAATAAAACATTCCATATGTGGGGTGAATACCGGGGGATGGATTCGTCTAAAAATACAAACACCACCGCTGCTACTAAATATGTAAAGGCAGCGGGGTACCCCACTACGGGCGACCCTATGCCTGTTCGCTCAATGCAGATGAGTGGTGGTGGGGGAACTTATGTTGAAGGCGCTTCTATTAACATTAATGTGCCAATAACAATTAATGGTGGTGGAGTAGACGCACACAAGGTTTCTCAAGATGCCGCTAGAGCGATTGAACGAGAACTTAAAATTGCTTTGATGAGGAGAAACTAATGGCTGAACGTTATTCAACAAACGCCTTTGCAAACTTTAGTGATATTGGTAGTGGGATCGGAACATCCGCAGGACCTGCTTTTGGTTCTTTCACCGGGCGTACAGACAGTGTTATCTCTGGGGACAACCCCGACTTTCTATATCCCGGAAAAAGTTTACGCAATGCCCCTGTTGGTACATCGGTAAAAATACAGCGTGGTTATATGCGTATGCTTTCAGATGGTGTTAAAGGTGGTTCAGCATTATCTAGAAAACGTTTACATTTTCAGTTTAATCCTGACACTCTTGTACGTGCCGTAACTGCTCGTAATGATATTCAACAATGGATGAACCAAGATCCCTTGCAACTAACCCAAGCAATTCCGGGTGATGCCAACTTTTCTTTTGAATTGTTGTTTAATCGTGAAGCAGAAATAGTTACTAGTTCTTACAAAGCGGGATCAAGTGTAATTAAATCCACTGCTCCGGCAAACCTTAATTTGCAAACAGCCGGAAGTGAGACATCCCAATCTTTGTCTATCCCTCACAGCGCTGTTACTGATATTGGTGTTCTTGCAGACCTAATTGTTTTTGACGAAATTATTGGACAAGGTGTTAACACCAGTCTCATTAACCAAGTAATTAAAAATGCTGCTGCCCTTAACGCAAAAAAACGTGCAGACTACGCTGCAAAATTTACTGTATCGGATCAACCTACTTCCTTGGCTACCGCAACCGTTACTTTAGACGGAAACGAAATTAAAGAAGTAAAGATCCAAGGAACCAATGGCGGGGGAAGCGGTTATACATCTGCTCCTGTAGTCACCCTAGAAGGTGGCGGTGGTGGTACAGGTGGTTCACTTGAAGCCATAGTACTTGATGGAAAAGTAACTGAAATTAAAGTACTTGCTAAAGGCTCGGGTTATACCCAAGCCCCTACCGTAAAGTTTGAAGGTGGCGGTGGCGGTACTTCATCAAGTAGTTCAGAAAAAGATGCGCAAGACCAAGACCCCGGAACGTTTGATGAGATTGCAGCACGTACGGCTATGACAAGCAACTTTGGAAACTCTGCTTTCCTTGTTTCTTTACCAGTACGTATTGTATTTTCTTCTTTGTTTATGGTTGAAGGGTTTATTACTTCAACACAAGTAACATTTAATAAGTTTAATCCGCACATGGTTCCAACACAATGCGTTGTTGGTGTAACTATGCAAGCCTTGTACATAGGTTTTGCTAGAAAAGATACTTATTTAACTTTGCAACTAGCCGCAGGTATGAAAGCCGCCGATGAAGCGTTAGAAGAACAAGCAGTAACTGAAGCCGCTGAACTTAGCGCAACAAAAGAAATCAGTAGAAAAATGTTTGATTCCCATGTTGTGGGGGCCTCTGGAGAAGAAAACAATCTCAGCCCAAAACTAATATTTGATAATGGTGACTACACACAAACAGTTGCTTTCCAAGTAAAGGCAAATCCCGTTTTAAGAAATGAATATAAAAAAGGTTCTATTAAATCCATCTCCCAAAGAGGTGAGTGGACAATTACCTATAAAGGAAACACTGCTGGTGGTTCGGCATACACGGCATCATTGCCACCGGGGGCTACCAAATTTGACGTTGGCACCGTGTGGTCTTTATCACAAACCTCTGAATTTAACCCACAAAGCATAAAAGATGGACAAGATACTATTTTATTAAAATACACTCTTGAAAGCGGTCGCCCTGAAGCAGGGCAAGATGTGGACAAAACATCTACTAGTCAATATGAGATTAACTACGAAGTACGGTTTACCATAACTACTTCTTCTGGTAACTCTGTAGAATCTTTGCAATACGCAAAAATGACCCCAAAAACAATTAGTTTTAATAACAACTTAAGATTTCAAGACGTAGGGGGAATACTGGTAGACCCAGCCCCCGCAGCAACTGCCGCTAATCCTAAAGGAAATAAAGTTAAATGATTACTTTTGCTTCACGGTATACAACATCGGTAGCGGCTGATGGAACAGTTGTTGCTGTTCGCAAACCAAAGTATACGGAAAAGTATTCTGTGTATACAGTTCGTGAAGGCGACACGTTGGATCTTATTGCAACCGAACTTTACGGCGACCCTTCTTTGTATTGGCGTATTGCCGATATGAACCCCCATATTGTTTTTCCTAACGCAATACATTTTGGGGATGTACTGAGACTTCCTGAATGATATTTAAAAGTTCTTTCCCTAACTCGCCAACCGTTAAAATAACCATTGACGGAGTGCCCGTTGATTACACCTCTATAGAGTCTATTCAATTTTCATTTTCTGAAAATGAACACGATTTTGCTGAGTTTACTTTTACAGGTCTTGTGCCAAAAGCGGTCACTGACTACCTCAACCGCCCTGTGTTTATCTCTATTCAATACAGTCCCACACAAGTTTCTAACTTTTATGGTTATATTGCTTTTGTTGAACCTGAGGCTATAACCCGTAAAGGGTACATAAACAAAAGCCCTATACAAAAAGCACATGTTGTTTGCTTTGGCGCAAGTTATGACATGAAGGCAAAGAAAAGCCGTTCATGGGATTTGCAAAACATCAAAAACATTGTTTCTACTGTTGCCATGGAATATGGGTATTCTTATGCTGTTCCAGACGATTCATTTATTATTTCTAGATTAGTTCAATCCCAAGAGTCTGACTGGGAACTGTTAGTTAAAGCATGCAACATGCTTGGTTACCGTGTTACTACTAGCGGTGGGCACATACATGTCTACGACCCATATAAAACAATCTCTCGGGCAATGCCTTACGCAGAGTTAACAACCCTTTCCGATGAGCAGGGAAATGCTTCGTACTATCCCGGACGTGTTATGGAGTTTAGGGGTACCTTTGGTTCCCTCACTCCACTGGGGTCGTCAAACACATTTACTTTTGAAACGCTTGACAATGATGGAAAGTTATTAACATACTCCACTGATGGGGAGTCCATGGGATTGGGTTTAGTCTTTCCCGCTCGGTTTAATGACACAGTAACTTTTAATACAACTTCTAAAGAGGCTTTAGAAAAGTATGCATTAGCCACCAAGAAAAACCGTGCCCCTTTTCATGCAGAAGTAGTAGTCACAGGTATTCCTGAAATAGTTCCCGGTTCACTTATAAAATTATCTAAATACGACAGCCGCTTTGATGGTTTTTGGATGGTACAAAAAGTAACCCAAAAAGTAACAAGATCTAATTACATTACTGAATTATGTATTGTAAGAGATTCGACCAATGAGAGTAACCCTGTTATTGCTAATGGTCAACCTTATGTATTCCCTGCTCCACCTGTGCTAAAACAGGGTGTTTGGGTTGCTGAAACAAGGACAGAAAACGTATATGCATAGAGCAATTGTTAACTACAGTAACTCCACTACTGGGGACATCCATGTAAAGATTCCTTCGGTAACTGGACTTAACTCTGTTATTGCCCTTTCAAAGATTGGGCGCAAAGCACCGTGGGTTGTTCCTGATATAGGGGAACAAATATTAATTACTTCTGATGACTCTAACTTTACTAACGTATTTTGGATACAAACAGACGCTGTCCCAACCTTTACGTACAAAGTTGGGGATACAGGACCCGGTGGTGGCGTTATCTTTTTTGTTGATAGGTATGATGAATATGCAGGGTTTACGTACCTTGAAGTAGCCCCAGTTAGTACACAAGTTCCAAGAAGTTGGGCTACCAATGTTAACTCAAACCAATCAACAACCGTTTCTGGTGCTGATTCAAGGGCATTGGGTGCTGGTTATCAGAACACAATAGATATAGTTTCTCAATCGGGCAATGTCGCCGCAACCTGTGCCGCAAAATATTGTGCCGACCTAGTATCGGGTGGTCAATCTGATTGGTATCTCCCAAGTATTTCAGAATTACAACTAATTCGCAATGTTGTATACAATCAATTGGACGTTGGCTCTTTTATCAATGGCGGATATTGGAGTTCAACTGAGAGCGCTGCAAACGCTGCTTGGTACCACAGTTTTCATACAGCACTTTTAGATACGCAAGGCAAGTCGCAAAACCAATATGTTCGTCCGGTAAGGAGATTTTAACTAACAATGACAACTATTGCAGTTCCTTTTAAAATTAAAGAAAATGGCAAAGTCGGTGAAATAACCGATCAAAAGAAAGCCGCCGAACAACGTATTATTGATGTCCTCGTTACTACTAAAGGGGAACGGGTGATGCGCCCATCGTATGGAGGTAACGCCATGGAACTACTCTTTGAGCCTGTTGATGATCTTCTTTATGGCGAATTCAGGGTAGATGCTTTAAATGAACTTTCTCGTTTTACTAGTGGTGTAAATATTGAAGACCTAGTAGTTAGCCCCGCTAACTCATTTTCCTCAGATGATTATGAAACGACTTTAAACATTGGGGTACGATATAGCGTAGGACCTTTTGACCGCCAAACTTTTTCTTTCTATTTGGGTGACCCCAACATATTGACACAGGAGTCAACATTATGACCACTTTTGATTACACCAGCCGAGACTATACGTCTATTCAAAATGATCTTTTGGAACGTGCCTCAGTAGTTATCCCTAGTTGGACATCTCGTGATCCATCGGACTTTGGTATGGTCATGGTCGATCTGTGGGCATATATGGGTGACGTTCTCCATTACTATGTTGACCGTGCGGCTGGAGAATCCAACCTTGCCACGGCTACACAACGGGAAAGCGTTTTATCTATTGCTAACCTTCTTGACTACATTCCTAGTGGACGTATCCCTGCAAGAGGATCAGTTTATGTAGATGCGTCACAATCTGCTGCAACTGATGCGTCACCTATTATTCTTCCTAAATATTGGCGTTTTACGGCTACTCCAAAAGTATCTTCGGCTAGTAGTGTAATTTTTACACTTGATTTTCCTGTTGCTTTTAACGAAACAGGGGCAGCGTACACTGACAGTAATAACGTCACATATGCTACCTACTCCAAGGGGGCAACTGCTGGAACAGGTGTTGCATTAAATGTAACTGAGGGAGAACGTTACACTGAGTTTTTCAGTGCTACGGGTAGTGCAGGACAAAGAATTAAACTTGCTAACACGGGTATTGCGAACTACTCCCTTGCCGTAGACGTGGCTGAAGGGGTTGGCGGTGCCTATGTGGAATACACCTATGTGGATCGCCTACTAGACGCAGTAAGTTCATCTAATGTGTATACCACCCAATACACCTCTGACGATTATTTGTACGTTTACTTTGGTAATGGTGTTAACGGTAATATCCCCATTCCTAATGCTCAAATACGTATCAGTTACCGTCGAAGCCGTGGATCAGCAGGAAACCTTCCTGCCCGATCAATAACTGCCTTTGATTCAACTATTCTCCCTAGCGGAACCTCTTTAACAGGAGTGGTTGTGGTAGGAAACACAACTGCAACAACTGGTGGGTCAGATGCCGAATCAATGATGTCTATGAAAGTAAACATCCCTCTGGCATACCGCACACAAGACCGTGCTGTGTCTTTGCAAGACTACAAAGATCTTGCTTTACGTGTTCCGGGAGTTGTTAAAGCACAATCAAAGTTATCGGGTAGTGCTGTTGTGGTTTCTGTGCTTCCTTTACAAGGGGATTATGCCTCAAGAGCACTAGCCGCAAACTCAATTGATTTAACTACAAATAGTATTGTTACAGACGTTAATACTTACTTATCTACAAGAACAGTGGCGGGAGTTTCCTATTCAGTTGCCACCTCTGTTACTTTGACCCCTGCTTATATAACTATAAACATGGCAGTACTTGGTGGCTACGTTCGGGAAACCGTGGTTAATGCCGTTAACACTGCAATACTTGATTTGTTTTCTTTTGAAAACGTTGAATTTGGTGGAAGTGTTTCTTTAGGAGCGCTCTATAGAACAATCTTGGCAGTTGAGGGTGTGGATTACACGCAAGTAACTAGGTTTAATACCATAGGAACTGCAAACAACATTGCGTCTAGTGGAACCTTTAGTGGAATATCTGCAACTGCTGATACTTTATTATTTATTCCATCTGATAATAAGCCGTCAATTACCGCAACAGGTGGCATCGTGGCTAGTGGAGGGGCATAGTAATGGGTAGAGTTTCTTTTAGACTTCGTCGTGACTCCAATGTTTCAGGTGAATTAGTTAATGCTGGTTCATTTACCCGTGGTACTCCTGCGTGGCAAGGAGTTGCTGGAGTTGCTGCCAATGTGCAAGATAACGACCGTGGTCTTCGGTCAAGAAACCTAGTACTAGCCGCAGACGTTGGTGGAACTTCTTTCTTTGAAGCCTTTGCAATTGAACATACCGCTAACATTCTTCGCTGGTCTTTAACAGAAGTACCAACAACAGTTAGTGCTATTGAAACAAATGACAGCGGTCTTATAGGTATAAAAGTTGTTTATTCTTTAACAGGGTACCCAGAATCTGCCAACGATGGAACAACCATTTATGATGAAAATAACGTAGACCCAACAGAACGAAACATTGCCATACAGGAAATTACCCATCAAAATGTATCTAGTGGTTCATGGGGTTATTATTCTTTGTTTGGTCGTTATTACCAAGACGCTGGTGGTAATGGTAGTTATTGGTATGAAAAACTTTCTAGTGTAGAAACTTTATCCCCTACTGACTACAACTCACTTAAAGATTTGTGGGCACGAATTCCTCAGTACTATAAAGACCGTGACACCTCCGGAGATTTATACAAATTTTTAGATATTTTTGGTTTTGAGTTAGACCGCACCCGTTCTTTAATAGCATCAGTAATTGCTGGGTATGACCCTGAAAGAGCAGAGGCTGAAGGTATTGGGCAGTTAGCCAACCTAGTTGGTCTTGAAGTTGGTGTTGCTGATATTGGGGTAACCCGCACACGAGCATTGTTACGTGACATTGGGTTTTTGCGCAGGCGCAAAGGAACCGTGCAATCCATTGAAGGGTACCTGTCTGCACTTAGTGGGGCTAAAGCGACTTTTACAAAACCTAGTTCAACATGGATAGCCACTGTATACGCACAACGTGCAAACTTAATTGGTGATCCTCGACTTGTAACCTCTTTAGGGGCAACTACACCCACATGGGGTGTTACTCAAGAGAATGCTGGAGCAGCAACAGTTACCCAAGTAACTAATGGTATTCAACTGGTTACTGGAGCAACTGCTACAAAAGTTGCTCTTATATCAAAAGTTGCCGTTCCAATTAGCACTGATGCTGGGTATTACACGTCTTTTGGGTGGTTATCTTCCAATAGCGGCGCAATTCCTTATGGGTGCCAAATTGCAAGTAGTGCCGCATGGTCAACTTGGACAGGTACTGGATGGACAGCACAGCCTGAACTTCCTGTTAGTGGTTTAGATTATCAAGAAACAATTAATAGTTCTACGGTTACTCGACGTGTGTTTGAAGTAGGTAACCCTTCAAACCAAGGAACAACTAAATATCCTGTTTTATTATTCTATATACCAGCAAATACCACAGTGACTATTACTCGTTGGATGTTAGAACCGTATTCATTTGGTGCATATTTTGATGGGTCAAGTGACTTTGGTGGGTTCTTGTATCAAAGCAACTTCAATGATTATGCATGGTCTGGAACTATAAACACTTCTTACAGCACCTTCATGGTTCAGCGTAAGAAAACACAAGAAGCAATTAAAAAAGTGTGTTCTTCTATTATTCCCGTTAACATTACTTTTGACCCTTCCTCATCTGGACAACTAAAGTTTGATTGGATTCCCGGAAAAACATGACCTACATAATAAGTGCACTAGCCGTTTATAAACTGATTCAATTTTTAGATGCCATGTTGCCAAAAGAAGCAATGCCTTGGGTAAAAGTTAGTGTTGGTATTATATTGGGGTATGCAGTTAGCGCTGTTCTTCGCATTGAAGATATGTGGACATCAGGGTTAGTAGTCGCTACACTCGCAGGTGCAGTACACGGAATTCTCAGATTGATAACCCTTCTAGGAGACGTTGCTGCCCGTAAATCTAGTAGATAAAGGAAGCAATATGACAAACAATAGGGACCAACAAGTTTATGGAATCTTGGGTAGCGGAAGCGCTAACTCCAAGATTGTCATTGACGGACTTGCAGATGTTTTTGGTGACAACACTCAATTTTTAGTACACGCTCGTCGCAAACCTCAAGGCGCTGTTACCACGGTGTACGATTTTCTTGCTGACAACGAAGCAAGTTTTTGCGCATACCATCGCATAGATGACAACGCACCTAAGGCATTGTTGGCATTGGCGGAAGAAACATTTACTACTGACGACCCAGCAAAAGAAATGCTTAAAGCACTTAGCGCTAACAAAGGAACACTTCTCTTATTGTGGGATGAAGAAAACCCTGAATCATCAGAGAAGTTTGCAATTATGGCATCAGATGTTGGCGTTCCCATTAAAGACTTGACCGATGGACTTGCGCCAATTGTGGTTGAGGGAAGTGCACCAGCAAAAGAAGAAACTGCCCCTGTAAAAGTGGATACAGAGGATGAGTACGCCATTGTGGGTTTCACTCGTGATGAACTGATGAACATGAACATTGGTGTTCTACGTCGTCAAGCAAAATCATTTGGTATCGAGAACATTGGCAGAATCTCTAAAGAAGAAATCGTTGACATCATTCTTGGTGAAGACATGCCTGAAGTAGCCGCTGATGTGCACGTATACGCAGAACCTTCTGCTGATAATTTAGTGCAAATTGCAGTGATTGTTTGGAGTGATGGAAGCAGTATTCATTCCACTACCGTTCCTCTAGAAAAAGTTAAAGAACTACTTAGTTGAAGCAGTTAGTTGCCATGCCCACTTCTTGTGCATGTTGTCTCGCTCTGCGAGAAAGTTAGCAATACCCTGCTCATTGGCTTTATTAGCCGAAACAAAAGCCTTGCTGATGGTTTCAAGAACACCTTGATTAACCTTTAGCAAGGCTTTTGCCATTGCTTTAGGATTAGGTGCTACTTCAACACTTTCAACTGTTCTAAGATCAATAAACTTGCTCAAAGTAAAAGGTGCATACTCATCTAGTTTGCGTAAATCTTCTGCCAAAGGATCAATAGCGCTGTAGACATCTTCATAAATTTCTGCAAAGAGTGCATGGTACTGACTAAAGTCAGAACCTTCTACGTTCCAATGATAACCATGTGCAACAAAATACATTGTGACAGAGTCAGCCAAAAGGGTTTTAAGGTCATTGGTAAGAGCGCTCATTAGCAGTCCCACTTTTTAAGAGACTTGTTAATACGAGAATCAGGATCATTTGCAGTTTTAGATGAAGTGTTTTTCTTCTTCATACCTTCCATGCGAGCACAGAAAGAATCACGACGAGCGGCAGACTTAGGAGACTTCTTAGCCTGTTCTTTAGATACAGGAGGCTTAAGGTCACTGCCGGGGTTGGCTTTTTCGTAAGACTTGCGTCCTTTTTCGTTTAGCCCACCCTCTTTGTTCTTTCCTTCTTTGCGTTGCCACGCATCAGATTTCTTGGCAGCCATTACTTCTTTCCTTTCTTGGACACAGCCATATTGTCTACAAGATTTGGGTAAGGACGTCCTGCTTTTTTAGCACGAGATTTTGCTTCAGACTTTTGTTCAGGAGTCAACTTCTTATCTTTTTTAGAAGGGTCTGGTGTGTCCCATACTTCTTTTTTGGTGGGTTTCTTTTCAGCCATGCCCTATTTTACCCTATAAACAGCAAATGGCTGGATACAGTTTCTGCCATATCCAGCCATTTACCTGAGCAACCAACCAAAGGGACCAACCAATGGAGGTACTATCACACCGTACTTACACTCAAGTAGGTGTACATGACAGCAAAAGCAGTGTATCATCGTCATTCCACAGTCGCAAACAATGGAGCAATAAATGAGCAAACCAGCCACAAAATTTGGGGGGGCCTTCCTAGGGTTTCCTCGATGGGTACTCCCGTATCTGAAGAACGACTCAACTGCTAAAGCCGTCCTTCTTGAACTCCTCGTCTACATGAAGCCCGAGACACAGACCACGACAACGTCCTACCAGTACATCGCTGAACAGGTGGGCGTTGATAGGCGAACGGTTATTCGTGCGGTCAACCGTTTAGTGGCTACTGGGGTGCTTGTACGACGCCACCGAGGCACCAATAATCGGAACATGTCCAATGCCTTTATCATCAACTTCAATAACCCTGAAGCCTTAGGGGTAGTGACACCCATGACACTACCTAGTGTCACCCATGACACTACTAGTGGTGACACTGGTGACACTACCCTAGTGACACGGGTGACACCCAATAAAGAGTTAAGTAATAAGAGTATTAATAAGAGTACCCATACCAAGAAACGAAAATCCGAGTACGACGACCTTGAGGTAGATGAGAGGCTCAAATGAGGAAGCAACCAGCAGACGATTGGGGTACCCCCCTTGGTGCTGACCCTGAGAAGGAACACGCCACTGCGTCCCCGAAGAAAACTCCCCGACAAGACACCCTGTCAGGGTTGGTGGGGTACTTTGCCACAATATTGCCTGTAGACGCATGGGGTAAACTTAATTCTCCAGTAAATGGGAAAGCACTCATGGTTGGCGTAAAGAAACTACGTGACTCAGGTAAAACGCCTGAAGAAATTCGTACCATGATGAAAACATTTGCAGAGGATCTTGTTCGTAAACCTTTGCCTAATGGTGTTGCACCGTGGCGTGCTTTCCTCGCTAACCTAGACCACCTCAGTAACACGCCTACAGCACCTAAGGAGACCACTTACGATGACTTGCAAGTGGACATCCGGCTCCTACCGGACTAAGCAGGAGTGCTATAGAGAAGAAGAAGAGGGTATTGGGTTTCGTTGCAGAATCTGTGATGAAATCTTCGAGGATATTGAAGATATGTATGAGCACCTAGCAACCAAATGTTTAAAGGACTTTTTTGACAATGACTGAACTTCGTAGCCGACGTTACTGGCGCAACCGTTCTGATGAAGAACGTGCGCAGAACACTTTGATTCCACGCCGTTTTCGACAAGACACTCTTGATACTTTTAAGGTTCAAAAAGGAGATGAGAAAACTTTTGCTTTAATTGAAAGTTGGGTTAACGACTCAGAGAAACATGTTGAAGATGGTCAAGGTTTATACATTGTTGGCGCAACAGGTTCAGGTAAAACGCACCTTGCTCAAGCAGCACTTAAACGGGCTGTTTACAAACACAATCTTTGCGGAGTCTTTGTCACAGCAGACAAGTACATCCAGATGGCTTACAACGAAGTTAAGTTTTCAGGGGAGTTACCTGAGGGGTATGAAGACCCAAACACGCTTAAATACATGCAAGAGGTCTACGACATCGTCGTATTAGATTCACTTGGTACCGAGCGACCTACTGATTTCACACGCAAAGCAATTTGTTCACTTATTGAATCTCGTTATCACGAAAAGTTAACCACTATCGTCACCAGCACATACAAACCCGATAGTCTCACAACCATGTACAGCAAGAGTGTTTCTTCAATACTTTCAGCGTGTTGTTACGTAGCACCTCTTCGTAATGAGGACTACCGTATTAACAAATGGATGGACGAACATGCAGGGGAATGATCTCAGTTCCTATGCTCCATTAGCACAAGCGTTAATCTTTGAGGGATTGCTTGCTTCTCCACCACAAGGTGCAAAGAATCTTTTAGAAAACATTCACCGCAAACGAAATAATTGGGAGCGAGCAATTTCTTTGTGGGAACCACACACTCTTCCTTTAAAAGCATTGGCAGATTCGGTAAACCGTTTAGGACTTGGTACTGACGTTTACACTTTTCTCTCAGAAGATGCAGTACCAGTCATTGACAACTGGCTCATGCGTAAGGGAATATCTACTCCCGTATATTTTTACGACAGCGTCGAACTACTTGAGTACGACCTTAGATTTCAACGAGCAATCAGGACCATATATGTCACTAATGAAGAACATGCAAAAGTATTGGGAATGCGCTCCACAGTCGTTAGTTCAGACAGGGCGTGGGCACCGTAGTGGCAAGTAGTGAGCATCTTTTAATAAGCAAAATTATTCAGACGGCATCCGTTACCGAGATCATTGAAGCAGGTGTACGCCCTGACCATCTTTCTAAAGACTGGGCAGAAATGCTTATTTGGATTCTTGGTTACTGGCGTGACTACAGCGCAGTACCTACACCCCGTGTATTGAAGCAACAGTTTGGTGATATCCAACTTCTCAACGCAGAAGCAGAACCCTTCCCACGACTCATTGACGAGTTGTACTCGGCATACAAACACAAGCACCTTGTTATCTCGGTCGCAGCCGCAACACCTGCTCTTAACGATCTTAAAACTGATGAGGCAATACAGATACTTAGTGAGGGTTTGCAGAAAGCGGCTCTTGAAGTTGCGCACCTTCGTGACGTCAACCTTATTGACACATGGGAAAAGCGCATTGAGCGTTACAAGGTTATGCGAGAAACACCTAATGGTCTTCGTGGTATCCCATCAGGTTTCAATGGTCTTGACAGAATTACCGCAGGCTTTAGACCACAACAGTTGATCACGTTTGTAGGTGAAGCCAAAAAAGGTAAATCATTGATGACTCTCATCATGGCTCAAGCCGCTCACGCACACGGCATTGTTCCTTTGTACATCTCTTTTGAAATGAGTATTGAAGAACAAGAAGCACGTTACGACTCTCTTATTGCAGGTGTAGCGCACACAAAGATTATGCGTGGCGACTTGAACCTAAGTGAGTTGCAACGTATTGAAGATGCCATCAAAGTTCGCAAGAACATGCAACAGTTCATCATGACTGAAGACGCTTCATCGCTTACAACTATCAGCGCTATCGCTGGAAAGATCCAGCAGTACAGGCCGGGTCTAGTAATTGTTGACGGCGTGTATCTCATGGATGATGAGAATGGTGAACCTAAAGGTAGCCCACAAGCACTTACGAGCATTACACGGGGATTGAAGCGCCTTGCACAGCGTTTTGATGTGCCCATCATTGGCACCACCCAAGTACTTGCATGGAAACTCGGTAACAAGAAATCTCGTGCAATCACATCGGACGCTATTGGTTACTCCTCTTCGTTTGTTCAAGACTCAGACTTAGTACTTGGTGTTGAGTCCGACCCTGATATTGACAATCAATCCATCATCCGAGTTATCTTGGCTCGTGCTGCTCCTAAAGGTGAAGTACGGATTAAATGGGACTGGGAGAACATGGACTTTACAGAGGTAGGAGAAGAACGTGAGCACAGTGACTGGGACTACTGACCTCGCTGATTTCCTGTTGTCTATTGGCGTAGACGTTATTAAGTCTGGACAAGAAATCCAGTGTCGTTGCCCAGTACACGTTAAGCGCACAGGCAAAGAAGACGCCAACCCTTCCTTCTATATCAATGCCGAAAGTGGTCTTTGGTTGTGCTGGTCATGTGGTGCTAAAGGTACATTGGCTCATTTGATTTACGAGGTCACTGGTGCACAGTCAGATGACCCTGCGGTATTGCTTACTTTGATGAACCACAACGTCAATCAAATGTCTGCTCCTAAGTGGGAAAAGATTCCTACAGTGGATAACAACATGTACCTGTACTACGACGACGTTCCACTCAAGTATTTAAACAGTCGCAACATTTCTGTAGAAGCGGCTCGCCAGTACGGTATTCGTTGGAATGCTGAAAAGAAGTCATGGATTATTCCAGTGGTATCTGCTGACGGCGTATTGCTTGGGTGGCAAGAAAAAGGTTCTAACTTTGTTGTTAACCACCCAACAGGAATCAAGATGCGCCACACGTTATTTGGAATTGAGAACTTTACTTCTAAGACGTCAATATTGGTTGAGTCACCTTTGGACGTAGTTCGGTTTGCTTCTTCTTTTGAGGGTATTCAATGCCTTGCCTCTTTTGGGGCATCGATTACTTCTGAACAATTGCATATGTTATTTGATGTATCTGAAAAGGTAATCATTGCTATGGATAACGACAACGCAGGGATTAATAGCGCAAAGAACATTTTTAAATCAATGCCTCTCGTTAAGCACGGGTTATATTGGTTAAAGTATTCCCACACCAAGGCAAAGGATATTGGGGAAATGACAGACAACGAGATTGAAGAGGCTGTAACTGGCGCTTCCGTAATTCCGTGGTGGCTCTAATGTTTACAGGTACTCTTTACCCTTTTCAAGAAGAAGCAAGAAACCGCATGGTTGATCGTGGGCAGATGCTCCTTGCCATGGTTATGGGTGCTGGTAAAACTCCTACAACCATTTCAGCAGTAGAGGCTCTCTTTGACCAAGACGAGATAAGCCGTGTGCTGGTAGTAGTTCCCAGCAGTCTTAAATATCAGTGGCTCAGAGAAATTAAAAAGTTTACAAACTCTTCTGCGGTAGTTATTGATGGCACACCAAAACAGCGTGAAATATTGTGGCGTTCTGCACTACATAGCCGTTATGTAATTGTTAACTCTGAAGTACTTTCCCATGATGAAAAATATTTAACTTCTTTAAATATGAACTGCATTGTTATAGATGAAGCAACCATCATTAAATCGTTTAGCGCAAAACGCTCAAAGATGCTTAAAAAACTGGGTAAGAAATTTCATTACCGTTTTGCTCTTACAGGTCAACCTATTGAGAACCGCCCTGAAGAATTGTTCTCTATTATGGAGTTTGTTGACCCTGCGGTGTTGGGGCGCTTTGATGTGTTTGATCGCACCTTTATTGTGCGTAATCATTTTGGTGCTGCTACTAGATACCGCAACCTCAAATCTTTGAATGACACCATGTCGGAATCTATGGTGCGTAAAACCCGTGCTGATATTGCCGACCAATTACCTCAGGTAATCACTCAAGTAATTCCTGTATTATTTGATAACGCAGGCGCATCTGCCTATGAGAAGATATCCGCAGACTTGCTAAACGAAATTCAAAAAGCGTTAACTCAGCATGGGAAAGGGTTTGACCTATGGTCGCATTATCACGATGGTACGGGCAATGAAGCGCAAGGGCAGATTATGGCTCGCCTTACTGTTCTACGTATGCTTTGTGATAACCCTGCACTTGTTACGGCTTCGGCACAAGCGTTTGACGACCCCTCTCAAAGTACAGAAGGTAGTGCATATGCTTCAGCAATCGTCAAAGCCAACTGGATTTCCTCGACCGCTAAGGCACCCAAACTAGACGCAGTTATCAAGTACATAGAAGATGTTCTCAGTGAAGACCCGACTAACAAAGTGGTTTTATTTTCGTTCTTTAAAAAGAACCTACGGCTTATCAAAGACGCAACTGCAAATATTGCGGACAGTGTCCTCTTCATGGGAGGAATGGGATCAGAAGAACGAGACGTTGCTAAACAACGGTTTCAAACAGACCCCAATTGTCGTATCTTTTTATCTTCCGACGCCGGAGGGTATGGAGTTGACCTTCCCCAAGCCAACTATCTCATTTCTTATGACCTCCCATGGTCTGCCGGTAAACTGGACCAACGAGAAGCCCGAATAATCAGACTGTCATCTGTACACCCCCATGTTACGATTACAGCCTTCGTTATGAAAGGAAGCATTGAAGAACGCCAATACGAGATGCTTCAACAAAAACGAGGAATTAATGAAGCGTTCCTTGACAAAGGGTATGACCAGCAGGGTAAGTTTGAACTTTCCTTGGGCACCCTATCCGATTTCTTAAAAAACACAGAGGTATAAATATGAGAGTAGTTCAAAGAGATAGCAACAATGGTGTTGACCCTACGTACCTTGCCCGTCTTGCAGAAGAGTACAAGAAGTCAAAAGAAGCGCTTAACTCTATTGAGAAGCGCACTAACGACTTAAAAAAAGAACTGTCTGACATTGTTGACAATGCAGGTGTTGCAGATAACAACGGACACCTATGGCTTGAGGTTGGGGATATCAAACTTAAGCGTGAGCGTCGTGTTATGAAGTCATTTGACTCTGCATCTGCCGAAACATGGGCGAAGGCAACAAACAAATGGGATGACGTCAAAGAAGTTGTGGAAGTTCTTAGCGAAGACAAACTTCTTGGTTTGGCATGGAACGATGAAGAAATTGCCAAACAAATTCAAACTTTTTATATAGAGAAAGAATCTTGGGCTTTTAAAGCATGAGAGACATTCTTGACGTTTTTGGAGACCTTCCTGATTTTCCCGGCTCACGCTTGCCTAAAAACCGTGAGACAGGGAAGAAGGGGGCTAAAAATGTAGATAACCCTTTTGCTGGAGTTCCCTTTAAAAAAGTAATTATTAAAGGTGAAGAAAAGCATTTATACACAATTGGCAATGTTGCTCGCATCTTAAACAGGCAGGCGCAGACTATTCGTAAGTGGGAAAGAAAAGGCTGGATTCCAGCCCCCACATATAGAACTTTAAAACCTAGTGGTGCCGAGTTGTTAAATGCCAAACAAAAGGGGTATCGTCTTTATTCCCGTGAACAGGTTGACGTGCTGATGGAAGCACTGGTACGCTTCAACCTTGATGGGACTAGAACCCCCAACTGGCAAGATGCTAATAGTTGGGTTAATTTCATTCAATATATCAAGGCTAATTGGCCTAAATAATAAGGAGCAACCACATGGGACGATGGGACGAAGATTTCGAGGACGACGAGCAAGAGTTCGCCAAGCCAGCGCAATCACCAAAAGAAGGGCTTACTCGTAAAGCACGCCCAATTATTACCGATGACGATGAAGACGACAAGCCTGTTGTAGGACGTGTTGTTCGCAGTGGTTGGGGTAGCCCCGACCGCACGACAGCAACATCAAGCGACGACTTTGCAAAGCGTCTAAAGGTCACTGAAGAAACACAGATCATCAAATTTCTTGAAGATCAACCATACGCTCGCTACCGCCAACACTGGGTAGAGCGCTCAGGACAGAAGTCCTTTACTTGCATTGCTGACATTGAGTCGGGCACATCATGTCCACTTTGTGAAGCAGGTAGTCGTGCCGCATGGCGCTTTAACTTCAACGTAGTTCTCCTCACCGTTGGTGAAGAACCAGTTCTTCGTTCATATGAAGTTGGCGCACGAGTTATTGACCAGTTGAAGAACTTCAATGATCATCCTGCAATGGGTCCACTGTCAAAGCATTACTGGACAGTGTCTCGTAGCGGTAAAGGCGCAACTACAGCAACCAATCATCAGATGGTCAAGAAAGACGACCTTTCTGATTGGGGTCTAGAGGCTCTTAGCATTGAGTCGCTTCACTACTTCTCAGGTGTTGCTTATACCGATGACATCATTCGCACCCCTGCTCGTAAAACACTTGCAGCGGTAGCACTTGAATTACAAACTGACTGATGGGTTATAGCGTCATCTCCTCTATTGCTGAGGTGCATGAAGCAGTTGCCGAAATCCAGCGTCACGGTGCTTTCGTCTTTGACGTCGAAACCCGTGGCGTGCTGGAACGGCACCCCGATGTGCAAGGATTTGTTGATCGTGACTGGAAAGAACACCTCACGAAATTAAAGTCCCCTTCACCTGACATTGCTTTAAAGGCACGTCAAAACATTGAAGACAAACATCGGGGAAACCTTGCTTTAGACCCAATGCGCAACGAGGTGTTTTGGATTTCTTTAGCCACACACGGTCATTCATGGGCTATTCCTATGGGTCACAAACTTGGTATTATTTTGACACCTGAAGAGAATGGCGATGGTTCTACTGTCCCACCTGAGGGTTATCGCAAGATGTTAAAGAATGGGCAAGAGTCGTTAGCAAAAGCCCGTTACACCATTCCTGCTGTTTACGACACCGTTCCGGTGCAGTTGAATCGTTCTGAAGTTTTAGAAGCACTACGCCCACTGTTCTTTAGTGACCTTGTAAAGGTCGGGCACAACGTTAAGTTTGACGCTCGGTCTATTGGCAAGTACTACGGAGAATTGCCTCATGGTCCATTCGCAGACACCATCTTGATGCAACATGTGCTTGATGAAAACTTGATGTCTTACTCTCTTGAGCAAGTTATTATGAAGAACTACGGTGGTTACAATCCCTACTCTCGTGAAGGCAAGATAGGCAAGATTATTGACAACGTGCCGTTTGATAAAGCAGTTCGCTATGTGCACTTAGATGCTCGGTGGACATGGATGCTTTACACTCGCATGTGGCGGATGATCAGCGCCAAAGATGACTTACTTGAGTGTTTTAACCTTGACGCAAAAGTTTTGCGTGTACTAATGGAAATGGAAGACAATGGCATTTTGGTGGATAGTCGTGCGCTCAAAGTATTGGGCAGGGAACTTGATGGAAAAATTAGGGAAACTATTCTCGCCATCTCGGAACACGCCTTCGTAGGTTTCAACCCTGATTCAAACCCACACAAACAAGCGCTCCTGTTTAACAAAAAGCGTGAAGGTGGCTTATCGCTTAAGCCAGTAAAGAAAACCGCTAAAGGTGCTCCGTCGGTAGATGAAGAATCCTTACAGAAGTTAAAGGGAGAACACCCCGTTGTTCCTTTGTTGTTGGAATACTCGGAAATGCAGAAACTTAAATCAACGTATGTTGAGGGTCTTATCCCTAAGTTGAATAACCACAGACTGCATCCATCCTTTCACCTTCACCGCACCGCCACAGGGCGTTTGTCTTCTAGCAACCCAAACCTTCAGAACATTCCACGCTCATCCAGTATTAGAAGTTTGTTTGTTGCCCCCGAGGGGTACAAATTGCTTGTGGCTGACTATGACCAAATTGAGTTGCGGGTCATGGCGATGTTCTCTCATGACAAACAGATGAGCCGTATCTTCAGAAATGAAGAAGACATTCACGCCGGAGCAGCCGCTCTTATTTTTAAAAAGCCCATCGCAGAAGTAACCAGTGATGAACGGCAGGTAGGAAAAGGGGTTAACTTCCTTACTGCCTACGGTGGTGGCGCTGGCAAGTTGGCTACCACCACTGGCATCTCTGTTGATGAAGCCCGAGAGATTATTGACAACTACTACAGGCAGTTTTCAGGCATTACGGAGTGGAAGCGCCAAGTCGTAGCAAACGGACGCATACGGGGCTATGTAGAGACTATGGCAGGGCGTAGACGTCGTCTTCCTGACCTCAAATCTAATGATGACATGGAGCGCTCCCGTGCCGAACGGCAGGCTGTAAACGCCGTCGTACAAGGATCAGCCGCTGATATCTGCAAGCAAGCCATGCTGGACATCCACGATCTGCTAAAAGGTACTGGTGCTAGTCTATTAGTCCAAGTACATGACGAATTGGTGGTATCCGTGCCCGAAGACCTTATTGAAGAAATAACTCCACGCTTTATGGAAGCCATGGGTCACGGACGCATCATTGACGGGGTACCTTTAATGGTTTCATGTGACTCTGCCTACAGTTGGGCAGAAGCCAAAGGATGAGTGCCGTCGATAAGCGCATGTACTATCTAATGCTTTCCCCTTCTGAAGGACAAGACTTCGCAAACAACGTTGGGTTTTCTAAACCTTCAGAAGAAGTTCAAGAAGCAGAAACTTACGACATTATTTCTAGATGGTCTCTTTTGGCAACCGCAGGGGTACTAGAAGACGCCATAGAAACTTCAGATTGGCTTATGGAAATTGAGGGATTCATTGACATCCCCGATTCTTTGCAGGATAATTTTAAGCGTTTACTTATTGCGCATACTTTAGCGTTTATGAATAAACTTTTAGATTCGGACAAAGTAGCGCTACTCATGTTGACGGAGGTTGTAGATGAGTGACTGGTGGTCAAAAAAACTTACAGGGCAACAGCCCACCCCACAGCGGACGTATCAAACTCCGCCTACATCACCTCCTATGCGCATTCCCTATACAGAACAACCACAAACGCCTGTACAACAGCAACAACAACAGAAACAAGATGTACTTGACCCAAGCCGTTCACCCACAGATCAAATAACTATGGGAGAAGCACTTCGTTTGTGGAAAGGGGGGGAAGCGCACCGTAAAGATGGTAACGTGACCTGCCCTGACTGCGGAAGTATCTATGTCTTTAGCCGAACTGGTAGAGGTGCAGGAACAACAATTAACGGGGCAACACCTGCACCACGCTGCTATGAATGCGGTTGGAATGGTATGTACGATCAAGCATCACAAGGCAACTGGGGAGTTTAAATGTCCAACTATGAATCACTTCAATCAATTATTTCATCTATCAACAAAAAGCACGGTGACGGAACTCTTGTAAAAGGTTCTGATGTTAAAGAGATGATGCCACGCATCACTACAGGTGTTCTCGCTTTTGACCTCATGCTTGGTGGAGGGTGGCCTGTCAACCAATGGAGTGAGATCATTGGTGAAGAGTCTTCAGGAAAAACTGCAATGGCATATAAAACTATTGCGGCTAATCAAGCACTTGACCCTGAGTTTTGCGCACTATGGATTGCTGCTGAAGATTTTGTTCCCGACTACGCAAAAGCCATTGGTGTTGACCTTGACCGTCTTTGGATTGTTGAGAACAACATCATGGAAGAAGTGTACGACCTTGCTATCCGTGCCCTAGACAACCGTGCAGTAGACATGATTGTCATTGACTCATTGCCTGCTCTTGTCCCCGACGACGAAGCAGAGAAGATGATGCAAGAGTTCACTGTTGGTCTTGGCGCTCGTCTTACTGGAAAGTTTTTCCGTAAGTCTTCTAAGTCACAGAAACGTTCATTGATTGACGAAGACCGTGGGTGTACTGGTCTTATCATTAACCAGTGGCGTGAAAAGATTGGTGTGATGTGGGGAGACAACCGCACAACTCCCGGCGGTAAAGCAAAGAACTTCCATTACTTCTGTCGTGTTGAAGTAAAACGTGATGAGTGGATCAAAGAGAAGGATGAAACTGTTGGTCAGTCTATTAAGGGACGCACCATCAAGAACAAAACACATCGACCACAACAAACAGCAGTTGTTGACTTCTACTTCACTGATGCTCATGGTTTTAGTTTTGGCTCATTTGACACAGTGAAAGACATTGTGAACATTGCAATAGCCTCTGACCTAGTTACTCGTGCTGGCGCTTTCTATTCTTACGGGGATCAAAAGTGGCAGGGCAAGGACAAGGTGCTTGATGCTGTTAGAGAAGACCTAGAACTTCAGAGCAAGATGCGTACCGCAGTGTTTGAGCGTTACGGTATTGAAGCATGACGTTTGGTGCGGACGACCGCAGAGACATATTAAAGAAATCTGTTAAACAAGAGAAGCGTTCAGCAAAATCCTACAGAGGTAGCCGTAACGCTGGCTCAGGTTCAGGGTGGCTTCGCAAGAACGACGTTCGGTCAGAAACTTTTCTTATTGAAAACAAGTTAACGGTCGCAACAAAGAGTATTACTTTAAAGAATGTAGATTTAGTGGAATTGAGAGAACGTGCAATCTTGGAAGACCGTATACCTGTGTTGCAATTTGACCTCGCTGGTCGTAATTACGTGGTACTTGTTGAGTCGGATTTTTTAGAAATTATTGGTGAATGATGAATAGTTTAGAAGACATTATTTTAGAGTCTTTTTTGATTGATGCAGAAAAAGGGCGCACATGGAGACAACTAGAAGAAGATTTACTTACTATAGGTATAAAAAAAGATCATGGAACTATTAGTGGTTCTTTATCTAAATTGCATGAACGTGGGGATGTTTTTTCTTTGTTGATTAGAGCAGAAGATGGGTGCCTTCCGTATTTCCATATTAAATACAAGTCTAAATTTTTAGCATCAGAACGTAAAGACAAAATTAGAAAATCTAAATGGCTCAAAGTTGCTCATACTCTTTATGAAGCAATGACTAATATTGATACCACAAATGAACAATGGGACGAAGCACTGGCTTTATACGAAAAGACATTAGATGATTAATTCTGAAGATATGAAGAGGCTTTTAAACAGCCCATTTCGACTGCTTGCCCCTGTTGAAAAGTTTTTGATAGGCGACTACCAAACTAAAAACGCAGAACGAGATAAAGCACACCTGCACCCATCTGAGATATGTAAACGTGATTGGTGCCCACGTTCGTCTTATTACAAAATCTCAGGGCTACCAACGCCACCTGAGCGCCTGTCATTACAGCGCATGAACATTTTTGAAGAGGGTCACTCCATTCATCGTAAATGGCAGAAGTGGTTTAAAGACGCCGGAATTCTTGTTCAAGATGAAGTACCTGTACTAGATGAGATGCACCGCATCATTGGTCATGCAGATGCCATCATTGAAGACAAGCACGGCAAAGCAGTAGTAGAAATCAAGAGCGTTGGTGTGGGTACTATCCGCATGGAAGATTACGGACTCTTTGCTCCCTACGCTAAAAAAGAAATTACAATTGATGAACTATGGAATCGGGTTAAGTTTCCATTTGATTCACACGTTCGGCAAGTGCAGTTGTACATGTCATGCCTAAAAATTGAAGACGCATTGATTTTGTATGAGTGGAAACCCACACAAGATGTAAAAGAATTTGTGGTTAAGTTTCAACCTGATATTGTCGACTCTATACTTGCTTCATGCCACAGCGTGGTAAGGGCATTAGAAGAACAAGTCCCCCCCAACCGCCCAGTGTGGTTGTCACAAGAGCATCGGATATGCAAGGCATGTCCCTTTAAAACGGAGTGTTGGAATGAGAGTAGTACAAAGTCGTCCGACGGATCAGGTGATGACAAATTTCAAGCAGAAGTTCGACCTACCATCACGACCCCCGATGGAGATTCCAACGATCCCCGCCCTTCTCGACGAATTGTCCGACAGCAGATTGATGGCGCTCTATAACGAGTTTATGGCGTGGGTGTCTTACGCTAAAGCGGAGTACGTACAGGCGGAGATTGCAGAAGAACGAGCAGAGAATGACATGCGTGTCACTGAGTCATTGACTCTCATTGGTCAGTGGAATGATAAGACCAAAGGTGACACCGTAACTCTTGCTAAGGCTAAACGAGATGTTGATACGTCAGTTATTAACGCTCGCAATGCCTACTCGGAATCACGGGCATACCGCAAACTAGTTGAATCTGTATTTGAACGTTGTGAACGTGGCGCTCAAGTGTTAAGCCGTGAACTTAGCCGTCGCATTGGTCTTGCTCCACAGGAGCGCCGTAACGCAAGGTTCAACCCATGAGCCACATGCCAGACCTGTCGATGGCTGAAACCATTCAAGAACAACGCCGTGTTATCAAGTTTTGGGTACAACGCTGTCAGGAGTTAGAAAAAGAAAATGAAGAACTTAGGTATAAGTTGACTTCTTTTACGGGTGCTACATACAAAGTAAGTAGATAGGGATAGTGTTGTCTTTTAACAGTTTTTTCATATTTACTATTTATTATTTTGCTTTTCAAGGAATACGTAAAGTTGTTACCGACCTTATTTATTGGGTTCAAAGAATACTTGATGATTACGATTACGAAACATCTTAAAAGTAGGCAAAATGGGAAACAAAGCAAAAGCCAAAGGAACATCCTTTGAAGTACTCATCAGAGACTATTTAATTTCTAAAGGTTTTATACACGCCCACCGCCCTGCTTTATCGGGGGGTAATGACACGGGAGACATCAATGGTCTTGCTCGTCGATCTACCCTCCGAAAAGTAGCCGTACAGTGCAAGAACCAAAAGCAGTTTCAATTGAGCCAGTGGTTGAATGACACCGTGGAGCAGGCTGAACGCCTCAATGGGGCGCTTCCCGTTTTAGTCGTCAAACGTGCTGGTAAAGGCGAAAAAGCGTTGGATGATACGTACGTTGTGATGAGATTAGGCGACCTAGTTGACCTACTACAGGAAGCCGATTACTCGTAAAATAAGGGGACAATCTTTCTACAAGGAGTTCCTAAATGTCACAAGAATTAAATACTACAATTGACGACGTCTTAAAAGTGTCAGGGTCTAGCAACCCACAGTCAGTTGGATCAATCATGGCTCGTGCAATTAACCAAGGTCAATTGCCTAAAATGCGTGCTATTGGTGCATCTGCCGTAAACCAAGCCGCTAAAGCGGCAGCAATTTCCCGTGGATTTGTTGCTCCCCGTGGCATCGATTTATCGTTTATAATTGGTTTTGACGATATTGTCGGTGAAAACGGAGAAACTATTTCCGCTATTTCTTTCCGACCAATACTTAAGTGAGGCACGATGATTAAGCATAGAGGGCAGTACGACGATGATCGATCACACCATGAGCATGGTCGTGGTGGAAGCATGTTTGGAAGCAACAGGTCTAAGGCTTATGGAGTCCCTATTGTTGAGTGGGGCAGTGACAAAATGGAGCAACTGCACGAAAACCCACGAGGTTTTAACCATCAAAATGAAAATACTAAACCATACAGGGGTTTAGGTGCTCCGCAAGGTAGCAATATGGCGGTTGGTGCAATTAAATCTTCTAAAGGTTATCATCCAAGCATTGTTGACTATGATGAAGGCACCGTTGCAACTGGCAACATTGGTTTTAAAACAAAAATGGGTGCTCGTCATAACGCTCGTAAAACTGCTCGCAAAGGCATTAAGCCTGAAGGTGGTGGAATCGGTGCCCCTCAACCATCAATTTTTGATTAATTAATGACAACACGTAAGCCTTACCGCTCACGCACACAGCAACGCTATGCACGCAAGCGTGCTGTTCAGCAATCAATGCGCCCTATCTCAAACATAGGTGGTGGACAGGGTGGGCTTATGTCTCCTTCAGGTAACGCAGGAAGTGCTTGGGGCTAATGAGTCAACAAACCCAAACTTTTAACCAATGGAGTAACAACACCGCCGTAGAAGGTGGTAGCGCTGTAACCTACGGTCCTTCTCCAGTGTTCCGTAACGCTAAAGATCAGATGCTTACGGGCTACCGTAACAGCCCTGATGCTCAGTACCCTGATGGTTACCTTGGCACCATGTCTTCTAACAGGCGTCAAGACAAGGTTCTTGGCACGTTAAGTCGCATGAACGCTCGGCAGTACAGCCGTGGTGTGCACAAAGGCGAACGCATCAACGCAGGAGACTACATTTGGCCTGACGAGTTCAATCTTTATACTGCTCTTGAACTTCAAGCAAAAGGTAAAAAGTTTGCCCCTGTAGGAGCCGAACCTGTACGCCTCACCAATGATGGCAAAGTCGGTCCACGAGGCATCCCTAGCCCTCAAACTAGTTGGGAAGATGCACAGGAGATCAGCCCTGAACGTCGTTCTATGCTTAAGTCTCTCGCTCCACGTTGGCGATAACTGGTAAAATGTTTGTATGGATAAAGATCGCTATTCCGAAGCAAAAGAAGACTTTAAGCGGATGTTTCAACAGACCAATAAACCTAATCGTGTAGACCATTTTAAAAGTGGCTTAGAGTCTGCTCGGGATGACCAACTTCCTTTGGTGTACCCAAGCACTAATGTTCCCGAATATACTGACGGCTACGACTATGGTCGTTACCAAGGCTAAGTGAAAGGCGATTAATCATGGCTAGAGGCGAAAACACCGCACATCATCCCAACCGCAAAGTTGGTCGAGATCGTAACAACTATGGGTACACCGATATCCACAGTTTGACAAAAGATGCCACAGGGTACCAAGTAGGTATGGACTGGGCTACAGGTGACCATGAGTCATTCCCATTGGATCAACTTGTCCATGATGATGACTCATCACCGTATTATGGTAAGCAGGTGCGTATTAAGCACCTGAAAGAAACCGCTAAAAAAGCAAAAGGTCAATACGCAGAATCCACCATGGAGCGTATTCAAGTTGCACGGAAAGATTCGTAAGGAGAGTCATGGAACATAAAAAGAAAACTTCAAAGAATGAGTGGAGTCCTGCCCCTCGTAAAGATTCTGATAAAAATTATTCAAAAAAAACAGAATCTAAAGAAAAGCAAAACGAACCTAAAGAGAAAACTTCAAAGTATGAGTTCCCGTCTGTTCCTCGTAAAAATTCTGATAAGAATTATTCAAAAGAAACAATGGCACCAGAAGATAAGCACAAGCCAACGCCTAAAAAAGTAATTGCTAAACCAGTTGACTCTAAAAAGATTAATGATAAAAAAACAGGCTCTTCAGGTAAGAAGAACCCACACACACCTTCTTCTAAAGAACGGATCTATTAATCATGCCTCGTGGAGAAGACACTCGCCATCACCCGAATCGTCGCCCTATTATCCCTATGCGAGGAAAAGACAGCACTGGCTCTGATATGGGTAAAGCAATGGCACAAGGATTACAATCTGCCGTAAATTACCACGGCAATATTGGAGTAGATCCTGCTAGTGGTCTTGCAGATAGCAGTCATGTTGTTGAAGGTATCGGTAACGCCCTTGATCGGGCTGGATTTAAGAGGATATTCACTAATGGCTAGAGGCGAAAACACCGCACATCATCCCAATCGCAAAGTACACCGCAGTAGGTGGACGGATAACCAAAATGCAGGTTTGGCAGATAGTGAAAATTCACATATGGAGGAGTCATACCAAGGTAAAGACCCTGCCGAAATTGTTGAAAACCATGGTTACTCATCATCTAAGTACGACGATTAAATAGTGCCTCAGTATCCCTATAAGCCCAATCAGAACCATTCAGAGATGCTTGTTGACCAAGCATTGATGTCTGCTATTTCTGACCCTGAGACTATTAGGAATATTCGCCCATCTTCACCACAGCAATTGATGCCACCAAGACACGGTTTTTCTAAACAAAGTTTGAGCATTATGGATGTACTCACTATCGACCGCAACTTTCCTACAAACCGCTCATGGTTGTCAGGCGCTCCAGTGATGTTTCGCAATGGTTTTGTGGATGATAGTTGGGAAGGCTCTAGCCGTTACTCCATGCAAAGTTTGGGAGCATAATGCCTGACAATTTCAACTCTGATGTTTCAGGGTCATCAAACACACAAAACAGTTTTACTCGTGTAAGTAGTGTTCCTTACAAACAAGGACAGATCTTCCGTGGGCAGGCTCCTGCACAAAATAGGTTTCAACCACCTAACGCAGGAGTTCAACAGAATTTTGGTGGTCGCCCACCCGTTCTGCAACGAGACACACAGGGTTCTATCCTTAACCCTATAAACAAAATGATGAAAAAACTTGGTCCCAAGGAGGACGAGGACGAGGATTCAGACGACAAACCTAAACCTAAACCTTTTCAACACGTTAAGAGTAACGATTCTTTACCCCAAGGTAGTTATAAAGCATCTACAGATGTTTTAAGCCCTGACTACAGCCACACAGCGAACACTGACCCTATTTGGGGTATGGAAGAAAACACTAAGCCTGATGAGCAAGTCTCTGACTGGTTACAAGGAAAAGGCATGGAGCGCACTGCACGTCGTGCAAGGCGTGTTGAAAACGACGAAGGCACTGGAAGCCTCGCTGGTTTAGGTCTTGGTCTTGCTAAAGACGCCACTTTGGACTTGGCTGGTAGAGGAGCACGACGTGCTAAAGAGGCTGTTACAGAGAGACTCGGACGTCGTAGAGGCTCTTCACGAAACTCTTCTAATTCCCCCCAGCCTCCAGCGCCGGGGTTGCTCGATGATAATTTTGACCCATTCACTTAACTGATAGAATAGAGATTGATATGGCAGTAAATGACGCACGCTCAATGAACAATGATTTAAGGCTTGGCGCCCGTGACGGGATGTTCAAGTCTCTTACCCCTGACCGTGGTGGAGACGTTGATCCCACACACGCCACCTACCGCATGGCGTCACTTAAGGCACCTTTCCCCACAGGAGAGATGTACAGCATCATGGAGCGCCCCTCCCTCGCAGATGCACCCGATGGGATGTTTCACTAATTTAATTAGTGCTAGTATTCCTACAAACACACTAGGAGTACCAAATGGCTGAAACTGGCTTTGATCGTTTATTAGTTTGCAAGACTCATGGAGTCATGTACAAAATGCGTCCGTATGACGGACCTCCTGAGTATGACCAAGAGTTGATTGAACTCTGTGATCGTCATAATGCTCAAGTTCCCGACCCCGATAATTGCAAAGCACTTATCTACCGCACTGATCCTGAGACCGCTAAAAAACTTGATATTGAAACGGCGCTCAAAAACGAACTAAAAGAACAAGACGTCTATATACGTGACTTCCGTGATGAGTTAAAAGTTGATGCACTGAAGTGCTACAGCAAACATGATCGTCCTAAACAAGGTTGCATTGACTGGTGCACAGAAGGTAAAACAATCGGTCGCAAAATTGGGGTAGCACCTGATAAGCGCCAATACCTCTGCATGTACTGCCCTGTGGGGTCGTGGGTAGCAGAACAAGAACGAATCGCAATGGGTATGTACGGCAAATGATCGTCATTGCTCTCGATGTGCTCGCACACTCGGGGGATGAACTCGGCGCTCGTCAACCCGTATTAGAAAGTCGGAAATTATGGAACATGTTTTTTACACAATACCAAGGACGCATATGCATTCTCGGAACTGGGATAGAAAAACACAAAACACCAATATTGATGGAATGGTTAAAGCGTGAAGGCTTCAAGGCTGGATCGCTAGATATCACCCATGAAACAGATGCCGATGCCAAACTGGAACGTATTCGTTCTATCCAAGCAGGATATGGAAGAGTCGACTGGTTCGTCGACATTGATCCCTCCACGATTGCCAAGACCATCCATGAAGGGATCTCATCCCTCCTCGTATCTATCCCACAAATTGCCCGACCCGAATGGCAACAGTCACGAGGGATCAAAGGCTGGGGCGAAATTTCTAAAGAACTTGATGCCCAAGCGCTTGCCAAAGCCGAAAGGGCATGGAAAGATTAACGGCATGGAATACACAGATGAAACAACTTTTACTGAATGGATGCTTTTTGGGATGACACAGGGATGGTGCGGACCTCCAATTTGTGAAACCCATGACGGATTCCCCATGTCAGAAGAAGAAGCCGAAGAGTTTGACGAGCACGGCGAAGCGCCCTGCATGCACATGCTCAGACTTTATGACAGCCCTGAGCACCAAGACGCAGTAGAAGAATCGCACTCTCCTTCTCAATGGCGTAAACACGGCTGGTAGTGAAAGTTTTCTTTGGCGGAGCCGAGAAAGGCTCACACCGTTCAATCCTTCTTGGGGCTGGCGTAGAGAGGTTTGGTATCAACCTCACCCACTTTCCCATCCCCAAGAAAAAGGTTCTTGATCTCACACAGGTGTTTCAGAACAATGAAATAGTTTTGTACACCTCAGAAGGAGACGAGGATCTTGCTCGTTACGATTCTTTTGTGCGTGATCACATAGATAGTTTGACTTATGTGATTGGTCGCCCTGACTATGACGGTGCATGGATGGGGGAGAAATACGTTCCCATTTGGAATGACGAGTCAGACCTTGAGCGTTTAACGTGGCTCTGCCAAAAGTATCCTCGTGTAGCCATCAGTGATAAAGCGATCACAGGAAAGAACATGGCTCGCATTGGTCAGATTGCCTTGCGTTGGCAGTCACAACTTATTGGGATGACCTCTAAGCCCGACCTCATCGAGAAGATGCCATGGGAGTCTGTTGTAGTGGGTTCATGGTCTAGCGCCATCCGTTACGGAGAAACACAGGTATGGGATGGTCACACACTTCACCGATACCCAGCACAACAAAAAGAGAGCGCTAGACGGCGACACAGAAATGACATCACACGTCTTGGCATCAACTTTGACGCTGTTATGGATGATGAAGTAAATGCGGTAGCACTTCTTTCTATTAGGTCATGGCAAGCATGGGAAACAAAGAATTTTGGGGGCTATGACCTTATGAAAGATGATGACGAGCAAGAGTTTTCTAACTCTGAAGATGTCCAAAACATTATGATTTCGGGGGGTACCGATAATGTGCTATCTCCGGTTTCTAGGGGGTCAAACATTGTTACTAACATCCCTGAGAAACGGCACCCAAGTGACAGAACATTGTTACCAGTTATGGGTGTTGAAACCATCACTTCTTTTGGTTCACATGATGCAGAAAACTCAGGAGAATCAATAGAAATTGACCCTGAACGTGTAAACGTTTTGCGTTACAACGCAGACCCATTACGTCAATGCAATCATTGTTACTTGGCAAGCCGTTGTCCGCAGTTTCAAGAGAATTCTGAGTGTGCGTTTTCTTTGCCTATTGAGATCCGCACCAAAGATCAACTTAATGCTGCTATGAGAGCCATGGTGGAGATGCAAGTAGGTCGTGTGATGTTCGCTAGGTTTGCTGAAGAACTAGAAGGTCAAGGCATCGACACCACATTGTCTACAGAGATGGACAGGGTATTTACCATGGTAGAAAAACTAAAGAACATTTCTGATAACCGTGACCTTGTTCGCTTTGAGGTTGAAGCCCGTGGATCGTCGGGAGTGCTGTCTCGTTTGTTTGGCGCTAAGGCAGGAGAGCAAGCACGCATGCTCCCCAACGGTGGTCTCAGCGAAGAAGGCACAAATAACTTGTACGCAGAAATTATTGATTTATCGGGTGATTGATTGACAGTTGTCAATAAGTGCCCGTAGAATTCACAGGATTTACTAAAGGAGCACAAATGGATTTTGATGAAATGAAGGGCGCTTACGCCCGTGCAATATCTACAGACACCTACCGAGAAGGGTCTGAGAATATTGATATCGCCAACAGCGATTGCGACTACGGGATTGTGCGCATGCCTGATGGTGCGTACCTAGTTGTGCGGTCAGTGCGCCTCGGCTCTCTTGACTACGACTACGTTGCATTATGCGCCAACCATCATGAAGCACGAGAGATTGTGGGAGCGCTAAACAAATGATTACCGATGTTGGTATTGACATGGACGGCGTCCTTTACGACTTCGTTCATGCATTTCGTAACTACTGCTCCGCACGTCTCGGCAGGACAGACTTGCCATACCCATCTTCTTGGCTTTTCTACGAAGACTGGGGATTGGACAAAGAGACCTTTGAAGTATGGGTAGAAGAAGCCACACAAGAAGTCGACCTCTTCAATTCACAGTTTCCATACCATAACTCTGTTGAAGGTTGGGCAAAGTTGCGCACCATGGATCTGCGCATACATATCATGACTCACCGAGAACCATACGCCTACAAGCAAACGCTTGACTGGATAGAAGGCTTTGGGTTCATTCCTGACAGCCTGCACTTTGGTGACGAGAAAGTAATTTTGGAAACTTACGTACGTGATGAAGGGGCGGCTATTGATGACTACCCCAAGTACTACCGAGACTACGAGGACGTAGGAGTCAAGGCATTTATCCGAACACAAGAATGGAATAAAGGTTTTGCTGGAAGGCGTGTTCCTGACCTGTTGGGGTTTGCTCGTGCTGTCGAGATCCACAACGAGTACCACGGTATGGAGAAACTCTCTATTGGCACCAAGCCAAGAAAACCTAGCCTCCTAGACAACAGGGACTACACCCAGCCACCATCTTTCTTGGTCACCACCCACTACCCCAAAGAGTTGCAATGAGAGAAACAGAACAAGTAAACAACCGCACTGATGTTCTCACCGAGGCAGACAGTCTTGTCAACGGTGATCGCAACGACACTTACGGTGACCCCATAGACGACTTCGCCACCACAGCGGAGATGTGGACTACCTACATCCGTCGTATCTTTGACCGACGACAGAACTATGAATTAAAGCCACATGATGTAGCCGCAATGATGATGCTGTTAAAAGTATCTCGGTTGACGTGGTCTCCTGAGAAGCGTGACCACTGGGTTGACGCCATTGGATACGGAGCCTGTGGTTGGGACTGCGTAGAGCGCCAAGATGTCTAGAAAAACTAATGCAGAACTTCAAGAAGAGGTAACAAAACTTCAAGAAGAGTTAGAGTCCATGCGCATCAAACTGGAGCAGTCTCTCCGTGTGGTGCTGGACGTCCTAGAAGATGCAAACAACTCCGTTGCCCTACACCTGCGAACCTTGCAGTTAGCAGATATAGACCAACGGAGTGTTGACTTGTGACGTTAGCGAAGGAAGGGCTTGGACTGCTTGGTGCCTTTGGCACCGATGACATCGCTTTCTTCAATACGCCCAACAAGGAGTTCGGCTTCAAGCCTGCTCTTGTCAAGTTTGCGAACCGATACTCGGTTCCATTGAGCCGTGCTCAGGTACTCCTGAAGAACTTCTTCATTCCACACCGTGGTGCTGGATTGAATGAGATTCAGTTTCCCAAGGTCGGTCTCAACCTTGCTGACGCCAGCGGACTGGAACTCGGTAATAACAATTTCATCGAGCGCTTTGAGGCGCTCTGCGAGATCATCAAGTTCCGCCTTCAAGCGAAGACGCTCGTTGACGAGGGTGGACAGGGGCTGGGTTACCTCCGCAGTGCGGTCGGTTTTGGTTTTGGTTGCCATACATGCCACCCTAGCAGGTGGGTGTACCAAGTACAAGAATCTTTAAATGGAGAATGATGCACACTGAATGGCGCTTAAAAGCCTTATGCCGAACACGCAACAATAATCTTTGGTACCCCCCAATGGATGCGGACGTCCCCGAGCAGTACTACTCAATTGCCCGAGAATTATGCCGTCGCTGTCCAGTATGGGAGACATGCCTAGAAGACTCTCAGAAGCCCCCACTTGAAACATGGGGAATGTGGGGCGGTCTCACTCCACAGGAGCGTGGAGCGCTAAATAACCCCACACCAAAGCCTTCTATCATGAGAGCACATGGATCATGGGTGAGATACCGCCAAGGATGCCGTTGCACTTCTTGTGTAGACGCTCACAACAATAGTTTGCCGAATGTGAATATGAATGTTATTCCGTACATGCACGAATCATTGGGAGATTTAGACGCAATAAGGTTTGGCTTGCTCTCATAACCCGTATAAACTTGTTCTAGCGCCCATACCAAGGCTTACCCCCGAGACATCCCCCTGTCTCTCTTGGTATGGGTGCTTTGTTTTATCCGACGGCGAAAGAGGAAATTTGTTACTCATAAAGATCGGTTTAATCACCACACTTTTTGTCCCATCCACTAACACACACGTACACGAGCAATCAAGACCAAACACACCCTCACCAATAGAGGTACTTGTAAAGGAGCAATCCATAGAGAAACAGCCTGCAATCGTTTACACCGAACTTGAATTGCAAATAAAGAGTCGCAAAGTAATGCCAGTGAAATATTGGGAAGACGTCGCTGTTTGTGAAACAGACGCCACTAGACGTGGATGGAAAGACGGTGGTCGCTGGGCAGGAGGGCTAGGTATCTACGTTGGTACGTGGAGAACTTTTGGTGGTACTGACTTTGCACCAGTACCGAACAAAGCCACCAAAGCAGAACAGATAACCATTGCAAACAGGATCACGGTCTTTGGTTACAAAGATCAGGGAACAGTTTCGTATTTTGGTTGGGGCTGTATTAAAAACAACCGCTACCTGCACCCCGAGGTATGGCTAAAGAAACATAAAGCACAAAAAGCATCTAAAATAAAATGATGAACAATACAGCACTACCAGTAGATGCCATCCTTGGCACCGCCGAGGTTGCCTCTGTGCTGGGAGTGAGCAAGCAACGCATACATTCTCTTCGGCAGATGCCGGAATTTCCTGATCCAGTAAAAGTTCTCGCTTCAACACCTATTTGGGATAAGTCGGAGATAATGTCTTTTCTTGCAGTGTGGCGACCATGGAAGGTACTCGGAGATGACCAAACGAATTTATGAATGCAAGTCATGTGGACAGAAGGTGACCTTGTTCGTTAACCCCTCCAGCCCACCATCGCACAGGTGCAAGAAGAACCTCGACAAGCCAAAGTTGCTGGAAGAGATCACCGACAAGGGATAAAGCAAAAAAAAAGACCCACCCTCACCGCAATGACGCAGTGAAGGTGGGTCTTTTTAATTGTTAACTTTTTTGCGCTTGGAGGAGTGGAAATTAACCCCTCCCCATATGCCATTTTTCTCTTCATTACGTATCGCAAAGTTCAAGCACTGGAGGCGCACTTCACAAGCGGTGCAGACGCTGATGGCTTCCTTTTGCTGTTTAATGCTACGAGAAGCAAAGAACATTGTGCTCCCATTTTGACGGCAGTTGGCGTGTTCTCTCCAGTCGCTATCAGGGTCAATGTACTTCACAGTGGGTAACCAAACTTCCAGCGTGTGGGGAGAGGTTTCCCCCTCCCCACGGTGCTGATCGGTCATGCAGACACCAGTTGGTCAATGGTGTTGAGCACAAGACGGTCGCTGGCTTCTGCCTTGCCGATGATGGCGTTCAAAGCATTGCGCTCCGAGCGTGAGACGTCGGTACCTGCAAAGTGATGCTGGTAGGTGTTGAATGCTTGAAGCACACCCAACTTGGTGCCTGTCCAGTCCTTCACACGCTCATCTGTCTTGTAGATGTGGCGGATGAGTTCACGCTTGTTCTGCACACGAGCCTGCACCTGTGGGCGAACCTCAATGCTGAGGTCAACAGGGATCAGTTGCTCAATGATGGCTTGGAACTCGTTGTCAGTGACCACCTGTGAGGACAGGCGCTCAATCTCAGCCACGAGGTCATCAGTGAACTCATGCACGATGCCAAGAGCATCACGCACGTTCTGCAAGCGACCGATGCTGTGCTTGCTGTGACGTACCTTGTGCTGTGCGGTGGATTCACCGAGAGCACCAGCAAGGGTGTTGTCGCACACCACGATGGTGGCAATTGCCTTGTAGGTGGTTGACAGCGTGCCATCATGCGAGGTGCATGCGAGCAAGTGTGGGCGGACATTGAAGCCTGACGGAGTCTTGACCGTGTCGGGCAACTCCACCGTGACGTATGCCTTGCCACCACGGCGCAAGAGACCTGCGGTACCGATAGCGAGGTTGTCATCGTCAATGATGTTGGACACGGTGTCCAAGAGCCACTTCTTGTATGAGTGGACTTGGTACCCCGACTTGAACACATTGAAGACGGTGTCGTCATCACTGCGCACGATTGCCTTGCGGTCAGGGTCAGCGATGTAACGAGTGCCACCATTGTGTGGGACACCTACGAACACTGGCGCTTCAATGGCTTCCCAGTTGAAGAGACGACGCAGGACGTCGTCTACTGGGATGGCGTGTGCATAGTGGTTGTCTTCAATACCGAGTTGCTGACGCAAGACGGGGTTGTTGTGCCATGCATTGCCACGACCATAGGTCGGGTCAGTGAATCCAATTAATTGGAAGGTATTAAGCACCTCTGCTGATTCTGCGGACATTGTATTCTCTTTCTTTGGTTGGTTGATTGGTTGAGTTACGAGGATTAATCTATCCCCGTAAATACGGATATTGCAAACTAATTAATTAATCGCCTGAATCCACTTTGTAGTGGTAGTCACATTTGGTGCATTTGTATGACCAGTAGCAGTTACCCAGTTGGGTACCTTCCATGGTGTGCCTACAGCCGACGGTGACACGGAAGAAAACCCCGTCGTCGTGGGCGTAGGGATTACAGATGAACTGGATGTTCCCACCACCACCAGCCTGACCACCGATTGGTTCACGCACGGCGATGAAGTAGTAGTCGTGCCTCTTCTGTCCACGGGCAAGGAGTTCTCGCTCCAAGTACTCGGGTAAGTCCCGTTGGGGAATTATCCAAGTCTTGCCATGCGCCTCTTTGGTGCTCGCACCTGCCTTGAAAATTGCCTGTGGGGTATCAAGCACCTCTACCTTGATGGGGTCTTTCAAGAGTTCCATGACTCCACCCCCTGCTTCGACTACAGCATTGATGGCTTCCCATTGCTTTTGTTGATATGCGTCCATTATTGCCACTCCTCTTCTTCAACGATGTATCGGTCAGGGTTGATGCGTTGGTCATGGCGTAGCACGTTCTTGAAAAGGATCACAGAGAAGATCCCACACAACAGTCCCCATGAGGTAGTGGGTGGAAAGTCAACGCCTTCCAGCCCACCGATCAATATGATTCCGATAGCGAACAACGCTCCAGCAGTGAGTGCTTTCGTACGTTGCCACCTGCTCCAGTCTGTGACTTTCATTATTCTTCCTCCTGTGTAATAAATGCGGAAAGGTAAAGATGTTCAATAACTTCTGAGGCACTAACTAACGTCCTGCCTCTGTATGTCACGCCCTCAGGGCACGAGATGTATTCATCCCATAGGTCTTCATTGGCAAGGTCTATTGCTTCAACAGCAAGTGGAATCATCAGTGTTGATACTGGTGGGTAGCAGTTGGTGGTGAAGTGCCATGAGAGTTGTTGCTCAAGGCTGATGTCGGTCTCGGCAATGCCGAGTGCTGTTTGGTAACCCATGTTAAATGTCCTCCTTGGACGTTGGTTGGTCTGAGAATGCACGGTCGCATGCTCGGCATACATAACCGAACACACGCCCGAGCGTGGTGTTGACATCCACACCTGCATGTGGGATGCCGTCTACTGGTTGCTCGCACCAAATGCAGTTGGTGAATTCAATTGTGTTCACGCTTCAACCTCGATGAGGTCGGGAGCATGCTTCACAAAGTATGTGTCGTAGCCAGCGATGTATGCGTCAAGCACAGCACTGGACTTCTCATTGGGGTCTATGTCTTCAAACTCATCGTCGCTGGTGGCTTCTGCCTGCCTGATGAGATCGCCCAACAACTCAGGGATGGACTCCCCAGCCCATTCACCCGAGAGAGGTGACGGGCAGTACCATCCATCAACGGCGTCATAGAAGGCGCTGAGGCGCCCACGGTAGTACGCCTTGGTGTAAGGACTGACGTCTACATTGTTGAGCCACCAGTGCCCCTGATCTTGTATGAACTCCACCACGCCGTCCCAATTCTCAAAGGCGTACTTCTCGGATCGGGAATTATTGACGTTAGTGAACTCCAAGATGTATGGCAGTGTTGCTACCTCGGTCTTGACGATATTGATATTTAACAGGTTGTTCATGGCTATACCCTTTCTGCATGGATGTGGTGGAGTATGTCTCTGCTGTCCGTGCCAACAGCATGTATGAAACGTGCGAGCGCCTCGGCTTCTGTGTACGCACGCAACACTGGGAATTGAATAGTGATATTCCATTCACGCAGAATGTTGTGCGTCTCGCATGATTGACATACGCCTTCATCATCAAAGGCTTCGTGAGTGGCAGGGCAAGTAGAGTTGCGACACCACAATGGTGGTTGGTTGATTGGTTCTGACATTTTGTTTTTCCTAACTAAGTGATGAATTGAGGTCGTCGTATTCGTCGGAGAGCCATTCTCGGAAAGACTTAACGTCTCTCTCTTTTACGAGAACAGTGATCGCCGTTGAAAACAGGTTGGATGTTGGGTCAGTCACGATAGCAACTGAACAGGGTGGATATATCTCTTGGGTGAGTAAAGCCTCAGCCCACTCATTGAAGTTTGCCTTGCGGTCAGCAACTGGGTCACCCCAGCCACCTGTCGTCCAGCCACTGAGCACGTCAACCCAGCCAGCGATGACTGTGTTGTGGTAACCACGCCATATATCGCTGGATACCCACTCACGCCTGATCCTGAGACCTCCGTCAACGGGGTCTCCGTACTCATTGAAGATGTCAAGGTCGCCAACGTAGATCTTCACTACGAGGTCGCCTTCAATGAGGTGGATGGTTGAGCATGACTGGATGTCACTCTCATAGCACGAGTAACAGACGTAGTCCTCCTTGACGGATGACCAGCGACTGTCGTCGTTGCCTTCAGGGTCTACTGTCTCTTTGCATTCAACGCACAGGTGCTCTTCAAGAGCATCAATGTCTACTTCGGTATTCATGTTGACCTCCTTGGTCATTGAGTGGTTAGTGATCTATCAAAAGGGTGGTACATAGGAACTGGAGATGCCTTGCTTGTTCAACGCTTCTGCGATGGACAAGACATCTGCCTCGGTTGACCAGCCAAGAGAGAGCCAGTAGATGTCGATCTGAAGGGTCGCCCACTCTTCTTCAGTGAGCGCCCTCCCAGCCACGTTCTCTGCTTCTTGCCTGTCGTGCGGACAGATGACCAGTTCAAAGAAGTCAGCGACTGCACTGAGCACTGCGCTCTGTGACAGTGCGTTGATATCTAACTGCTCTAGGAAATGGGTTGTCTTCTCATAGGTATTCATTGCAGTGCTCCTTCTTGGATAATGATTGCGATGTTGTAATTAATTCTTGATAGGTCAATCTTCCAGCCATCGTTGTGTTCAATGCCGTCATTCAAGTCAAACCACTCTTGCTCAGTGGCGTAGTAGAAGATCTGATCGTCTCCGATACCAAAGGAGTCAGAGATGACGTCTTCGCCCTCGTACACTTCAGTGCCGAATGAGATGTACTGGCTCTCGGGCTTGTAGGAGTCATTCCATATGACCCATACCCAAGCGCCGATGGTTTGTGATTGACCTCGTGCCACGACTTCTTCCTCTTCAACACGCTTGATGTATTCCACAGCAAACCACTTTGGCTCGGTGAGGTCGTGGTTCTCGTCGTAGTAGCCATCATCGCCCCACTTGAGGTCTCGCACCCAAAAGTGCGTACCTGAATTGGTGCGTGATGTCACAACGTGGCGAGTGATGGTTCCACGATATTTACGAGAGACGATGTCTCCATTTTTAAGTTTGTCTAGCGCTGTCTTCTTCATTGTTTTTCCTCCACGGAGTTGTTTGATACGTCGGTGATCTTGCCTGTCTTGGGATTGAATGTGACCAGTCGTAAGTACGTGCTGTAGTCGGTATCGCCATACTCTTGGGAGTCTTTGAACTCAACTGGGTACACGCTGATGTGCGTGACTTCGTCTCCGTTGTCTTCTTCCCATATGAACACGTTGAAGTCAAAGGCTTGGTCTTCAATGATGAGTGACTCCCACGCATCAATGTCGTTGCAGTAGGTATCTGCATTAATTATTTTTCGTGCATGCTTAACAAGCACTGTCTTGTGTTGAAGGATGTCTTCAAGGGTTGATGTTTTCACTGTGACCTCCTAGGTCGTTGTTGGTTGGTTAATTGGTGCTCGGGCAGTAAGTGCCCTCAGAGTGCATGGGGACTGGAACTTAGGAGGCAAAAGCCCCATGCACCCTGAGCGCACCACGGACTCTCGCCCGTGATGCCCCGTGGTTGATTGCTCAGTATTCGTCTTCGTCGGTTTCGTATTCGTCTTCGTCGGTCTCGTGTGAGCCATCAAATGAGATCGTGATCTCGATGATCCGACCGTTGTGGTCACGCTCAATGTAGACGGGATAAGAACCATCTCCGTAGCCAGTAGACACAGCGATTGCATTGCCATTAGCAAGCACACCAGCACCCTTCTTAGAGCACGTTGCAGAGCACGCACCGTTGTAAGAGTACGGGTAAGGCTGTGGCAGGTCGGCGCTGAACAACTCCTCCGTGATGAACTGGTCTAGGTAGCAAGGATCACCGATAATGATCTGCCCACTGTCAACCCCAAAATATCCGATGAGTTCACTCATTTTATATACCTCCATTAATTATTCTGTCTGATGGGATGATTCCGCAATTCAACAAGTCAATTGCGTTGCCAAGTTGTGAGGACAGTTCGTCCTCGTTGTCTATGTACTCACCGTCACCGAGGTAGGCGTAACCCCACTCGTTGGTCTCGTTGTGGACGACGGTGCCTTCGTGGAAATGAAGTTCTTCTGCTTCGGTATCCCATTCCCATTTGCTGGTTGCTGAGTTGTACGAGACAACAAAGTAATGTGTGTGTGTAGCGCTCATTGTTTTACTTCCTCTATGTCGGTGGTGTTCCATGTTTCTTGTGTGTCCACACATACTGATTCGTTTGTGTCAAACAGTCTGCGTGCTTCTTCTAATGATCCAGCCTCCACTTCATGGCGGTGATGGATCACGTTCTCGTAGGTGAGTGTGTACTTCATTATGATTCCTCCGTTGATATGTCCCATGGCGATGTATCCCATGTTGATTGCCCGTCAAGATCAAGGTCTTTCAACTGGTCGTCGTCGTACGAGTAGTAAATTTCTAACGCTTCCTCTTCCGATCCAGCCTCCACTTCGTATGAGTGGTTGATTGTTTCAGTAACTTCAATTGTGTATTTCATTCTGATTCCTCCAAACCTAGGGCTTCATTAAATGTTGTCTCAATATCGTGGGCGAGATTCCATACTGAATTGGTGATCTCGTAACTTTCCCATCTTTCAAATGGCTCCCACACCACGATGTCTTCACTCTCCCCGATAGCGGAGAACGTCTCGTCGGATGTTTTGTCACCGTCAAAGTCGGACAGGTGGTAGCGCAATGCCACAGCCAGTGCGAGTTCTTTGATCTGTAGTGCTTTCGGACTGGACGTGGTGACACCCCAGCCTTCTTCAGTGTTTCCGCCGATGGCATCAAAGATGCTACTAACGGCGAAGTCAACGAGGCTCCTTGAAAGGCTGTCGTCGGGATGTGTGATTGTGATTAGTACATGGGTCTTCATGATGTGTGCCTCCTAAGGCATTAGTAGTTGGTTGCTTGGACTTGCGTCCCATGAGCACTGCGATGTGTTGTGAAAGGGGAAGACCCACACCGCAGTGCCCATGGCACGCCACAGAGTTGCCTCTGTGACGTCCTGAGCACCACCTCAGATTGTTAGCCGACCCACTCTTCAAGTAGGGAAGCGATGATTGAACCAGCCTCTGCACCGAGGTCACTAGCGAAGCCATCCAGCACGCTGGAGACGACTTCACTCTTGTGGTTGAGCAGTGCATACAAGCGACCGTCCAGCGTCTCGCTGGAGTCCTTCTTGACGGCTGTGATGTGCCAGCAGGTGACCGACTCGGTCTGACCGATGCGGTGAATGCGATCTTCTGCTTGGCTGAGTGTGCTTGGCTCCCATGGCAGTTGAAGCGACACCCACTGGGTGCATGCTTTGTCGCCACTGGAGGTGAGCGTGAGACCGACACCTGAGGCTTGGTAGTTGCCAACGAAGATGTTGGCTTCACCCGAGCGGAAAGCGTCTACAGCCTTTTGCTTGGCTTCATCACCAAGACCACCGACAACCTTGACCGCACGCCAGCGTGGATCTGTCTCGGCACGCTTGTCGCACTCAGCGATGAATGCGTCAATGACTGCACGGTGGTGAGCGAACACCACAACAGGCTGGTCGCCGTCAATGAGGCTCTCAACATGCTCAATTCCTGCCTCCACCTTTGCCTTGCCAAGTTCCTGCAAGAGCGCTGTGAGGCGTGTGATGGTCTCGGCATTGGATGCCTTGAGCACTGCTTCACGTCCACCCTTGTCAAATACCCAAGCGAGGAAGTCTGCCTCAATGCGGTTGTACTCACGCAGTGTCGCATCACTCAATGCGATAGCCAGTTGAGCACGACGCTTTGGTGGCAACTCAGTGAGCACGTCCAACTTGCGACGTCGGATGTACACCGTGCCACGCAACTTGTCGTGCAACTCAGCGGTGTTGCTCGCACCGTTGTATGTGTAGACAATGCGACGTCCGATGTTGACTGGCTGTGGATCGCAGTAGCGAAACTTGAACGAGCCAGCAGAGCCGAACACTGGAGCGAGCACACCGAGTATGTCTAACTGTGCGACAAGTTCTAGTGGCTTGTTGAGGCATGGAGTGCCTGAAGCGAGGACGATGTAGCCATCCTTGTCAATGGTCAACGCAAGAGCCTGTAGAGCCTTGGTGCGCTGTGCACGAGGGTTCTTGGCACGGTGTGACTCATCAACCAGCAAGGAGCCGAAGCCAACCTTGCCGAGCGCTACAGCCCACGAGACGAGCGTTGCATCACCGATGACAATGACGTCAGCGTTGCTCAACTTGTATGGCTTGGCACCTGCGATGACTTCAACTGACAACTCGCCAGCAGTGAACTTCAACAACTCACGGCGCCAGTTCTCACGAAGCGATGGTGGCACCACGATGAGCGAGCGCTTGCCGTTGCGCTTCGCATGGAGTGCCACAGCGATTAATTGCGCTGTCTTACCTAAACCAGCCTCATCACCGAGCAGTGCACGGTGACCGATGCCCTCATGCTTGTGCTCAAGGATGTACTTGACGCCAGCACGTTGGTACGGGAGCAGTGGCAGTGATAGGTCAAAGTCAAGGTCAGCATCATGCGCACCTGAGAGGTTCGCACGATCTTGATCAATGACAATGGCGTTGGCGACTCGTGGCAATTGCGTGAGCAACGAGTCAAGGGTGGAGCGGTGTGCATTCATTGTGTGCCTCCTAAGGCTTGATGGTTTGGGTTGGTGCTCGGGCTTACGCCCTCAGAAGCCACCAGCAGGACGCTGATGACCTCTGAGGACGCCACCACCGAAGTGGTGACGCTCCTGCCCATTTAACTCACGCACCTGCCGAGCAGTAGCAGGTGACGTGTCTCGGGGGAGTGACGCCCCTAGATCTCAGAGCGTGATGTCACGCTGAAGTATTTCTTTCGCCTCCTTGAGGCTGGGGTACCACCAGCCATTGTTAGAGGCGCAGGTCTGACCGTAGCCAGCAGACAACGAGCGGTCGTCGGTGAGGTCACGACAGCACGAGACGCAGAAGCGATGCAGGCGACCAATGCGTGACGCCTCCTCCTGCGTGAGCAGAGCGCCGTACGCCTTGATCTTGGCGACGCCACCTTGCCAGTACTCAAGGTGCCCTGTGCCGTCCTCATCAATGATGAGACGACGTGAAGCAAGGCGACCATTCTGTGTGGTGTACGCAACAGCGATGGTGCCGTCTTCAAGGCGATAGGTCTTGCCACTCTCGACCTCAATGCTCGGGGCACTGACGTCAACTGTGACGCACTGACCAGCGCTGTGGAAGGTGCGCCAGCCTGCGCTGGTCTGAACTGCCCAGCCGTCGCCAGCCTCCACGTACGAGTTGCACAGGGTGCACTTGTTGCCGTATCGGTTGGCGATGACACGCCCCTCGGGAAGGTGTGCATGCTCGGACTTCTTGGAGCAAGGGATGCTCTTCAAAGCCTCAATGAGTTTGCTCGCACCTTGACCCGTGAGGGTGTTGATGGACTGTGCCTTGATGTACTCGTCAAGGTCGGTGATCTCAAGTGCATCTAAGCGCTCCAGTAAAAGCGAGCGCACAAATGACTGTTGCTTGACGGTGATGGTTGATGCAGACACTTAAATTTCCTCCTCTAATCGGTATGTCTCAACTACTTCTATGACGACCTCAGTTTGGTTGCCGTGCTCTTGTGGGTTGTTCTCCAGCCAGTAATCATTCTGACCACTGATGTCAGACTCACCTGAGTGCCAGTGGCAGTAGTTGTTGACGTGGTCGTATTTCTCGTCCAATGACAACTGGCTCCATTGCCATGGCAATTCTTCGGCAGTGAAAACGTCGTACTTGAGGTAGACGCACTCGGTGCCGTAGGCAACTTTTGTGGTGGTTTCAATTTTTATTGATGTTGTGTACCTCGTAGGTGCTGGGACGACTGTCCATGTGCCGACACTAAACGGGTTGTACTTTTCGCTACTGGTATGCCGTTTTGCAAAAGCAAGAGCCTCCTCTTCACTGGCAAACCTCTTAGCAATATCTTGATGCGGTGTAGTGGATGCTCTCACCACAGCGTCTCCAGTGTTGGCAAGATAAAAAGTGCCGTCGTGGCGTGTTCCTGTGTATACGAATTGAATGTTGTACTTCATGATGTGTGCCTCCTAGGCGTTGCTTGCTTGCTTGATGGGTGTGTATGGGACAGCCGTCCACGTACCGTGAAAATACGGGCTGACCTTGTTGATGAACTCTTGCGCCTCTGCTTCAGACTTGAACCTGCGTGCACTCTGTTGCCAACGAGTGGAGACGATTCTGCCTCCACGCAACAGGTGCGCTTTCAGGTACTTGACTTGGCGTGTGTTTGAGTAGGTGAGTTGAATGTTGTACATGTTGACCTCCAGTGGTCGGTTGGGTTGGTTATACGTAGGGCTTGAGACCGAGAGCCTCAGCCAAGCGGTTAAGTGCGTCGTAGGCGATGTCAGCCTCGGGGAAGCCTTGTGGCAACCAGTTGAGGACTGTCTGCACGTCTTCTTGAACAGCCGTAGCAGGCTCAATGAAGCCTTCGGGCTGGATGTCATTCTCGGTGCACCAGTGGTCGTAGCAGTCGTCGCACAAGTACACCCCGTCCGCATAGACACGCTTGCGGTTGAGAGCGTCACTGCACCCGACAGGCGCCAAGTTCCACTCAGTGAGAAAGTTCTCGCATATGTGACACCAACGATGTGGAATGTCTTCCACCTTGCTCCAGCCTGCGCCACGGCACTCGTATGTGTTGTCGTCAATGGTGACCTCGTCACCGACCGACAGCGCCGTGTGTGTGCGCTCTTCAGGCAACTGCGCTTGCAGTGATGCCCACAAGAAGCCTTCATACAGGTTCGTCTCACGGAACGCCTTAGCGCAGATTGCGAGGTCATCCAGTGCGGTGTCGTATTGGAAAACGGCGGTGGTTGGTCTACCGAATGCTTTCCATGTGATCTCAATGGTTTTCATTTTTTATTTCCCCTTTCAAGAGAATGGTTGGTTGAGCGAATGCTCACAGAAGGCACCGAGCGTGAACCCGATGCCCTCTGTGAGCACCAGCGCCGAAGCGCTGATGCCGTTGATTACTCCGAGCGGACTCGGTCACCACCGTGAGCCTCCACGATGGCTTGTGCTTCTTCTCTGCTGGACAATGCCAACTTCTTGGTGCTTGGTGCCCAGTCGGTGCCGTTCCACCAGCCGTCGTTGTACCCCTGCCAGTTTTCCTTGACTGCGTAGAACCGAGGACGACGATGTGCACGCACCTTGCCAGCGTTGCGCTGAGTGTTGCCACACACCGTGCAGGCGTAGCCGTAGCGCTCGCCTCTTGCAGACTCAGTGCCACTGCCTTCACAGCGGTCGCTGGCACGCTTTTGTGCGTCAGCCTGAGCCTTGGCTCGTGCCTCTTGGAATGCCTCCACACCACGCTCTGCGAGCACCAGTGCAACACGAGCGCTGATCTTGACCTGCTCCTTGGATTCAACAGGGGCATCGGGGAAACACACCGAGCACAATGCGCACCCGAGGTCTGCGACAGCGTCAGCGACGCTTGCACCACTCAGGTAAGGCACCAAGGCGAACGAGGTGGCGTACTGACCCTTGTTGCATGTGGAGCACCACGTTGACTTGTGGATGTGACCGTCAGACGACGTCACTAGATAAAAGCGTGCCCACTGGCGTCGGCTGTACTCAAGTTCGCAGTCAGCGACGAGCGCCTCAGCCCATGCCAGTGTCTTCACGTCCTTTTTGAACTGGACGATGGTTTCAGCAAGTGACTCAGCGAGGTACGACTTGTGGCAAGCCACGCCTAACTCGTAGAGACGCACAGCCTCATCAGCGGTGAGAACCACAGCCTCACTGAGGTGTGTTGGCTCAACCACTGTGTTCGGTGCGATGTACACCGATGAGTGACGTTCACGACCGTAGGAAAATTCGCCCGTTGGCAAGTAGACGTCCTTGCCGAAGTAGCGCACGACGTTCTCAGATGAACATTTATGGTTCCAGCGGACGTTGGAGAGAAGGATGAGCCGTTCGCAGTAGAGCAGGTCATGCTCAACAGGAGTGAGGGCTTCAAGGTTGATGGTTGGTGCGGACATTGCGTTCCCCTTTCAAGAGAATTAATTGCTTGTTGTAAAACGCCAAAGGCGTAGAACCTGCGCTCAGTGTTGCTCTGACATCTCGGGGTTGCCCGAGAAGTTCTCATCCGAAGAGAAGTGCAGGTATGCGTTGGGGCGCTCTTTTTATGTGAGCGCCGATCAGCCTCAGTTGCCACTGAGACAGGCTTGAATTGTTAGCGGTGGTTGCTCCACCCACGGGGCGCTGTGTGCTTTCCTGCGGTCATCCGTCGTCTAAGGGGTCGGAGTATTTCGCAAGCGTTATCACAGCACTTTGCCGTGTTGCCTTCACCTCTGTTGCTTGCGGATCTCCTCGGGAGCGATGCCTGCCGTTCGTGGCGCCTAACAATTAATTGACCGAGGAGCGGTGTCAACCGCTGGAGGGATATGTGCCTCCAGCGCCATTGTAGGCACGGCTGATGGATTAAATGCGCATTGTGGATGCATCCATGGGTGTGACCTTCGTCACATATGCATAAGTGCATATAAGAGGTATGCGCTGGAAATGGCTCAAACCCGTACGGAATAAGGCTCCGAGGGCTTTATGGGCGAAGAAAAGGGCGCCAAACCGACAGACCTCCCATGGATTCACCAAGGGAGACAGGAGGGGAGACAGGGGGTGCTACGCCTGATGTGTGGTGCTCAGGTGCAACATTGGTACTGGGGGCTGGGAGGTAGTGGGAATACCTACCCCGTACGCCCTCCTGTGTGTGTCGTTCGTCACATAGCCCCATTTCTAGGGGCGAAAACACACATTTCCTTTAAATAATCTGTTTGCCCCTGAGACAGCCCTGTACGCCGTTCTCAGCGATCTACCCCCTCCTCGGGGATAACGAGTCAATATCAGAGGGAAACCCCCCTTAGGCGCCAATAAAAAGGCATATCCGCTATTTTAAAGGGCTTGAGGTACGTGACGTTCGTCACAACACCCCTCAACCCCTTGTGCCATAAGGCTTTCGCCCTATTTCGCTATGACTTGACAAAGGGTGGCGCCATGTAGTAGGGAAATTCAGACCTCGGGAAACCCTTATAACATAAGGCTTTCGTAATTGCGCACAAATTTCCCCTCCAGTCAAGCCACAGAGGGGGGGTGTGACATATAACCATGCCATCGGAGGTCACACGGGGCACTGGGGGGCGCTCAGGGCGCCACGGGGGGCGAGGCACCCACGGTGCAGGCGCCGAGGTGTGACGAAAGGCACCCCCCCATGGTTAAGTGACGTTCGTCACAGGGGTGGGGGGTAGGGTCGAGTCAGCGACAACACGAAAAAATGACGCAATAGACCTATTCCAACAATGGGTTACCCTGAAAATCGCACCAAATAGCCCTATACTGGGTGTATGGCTACATGGCATCACCTTAACGGACAACTGTTCATGCCTGTGCGTATGCTTCGTGAAGAACTTGAAGGGTCAGACCTAGAAATGACCACTAAAGATGTCACTAGATCTGGGCATCCCTCTGAAGAAGCCTTCTGGAACCGCAAAGGGGACGAGGCGCAAGCCATAGGTTTGCATAAAAGTCTTCGCAAAGAGGGTATGGTTAACCCTATTCGTTTAAGTAGAAGTCGTGGGCAGACAACATTGATCAATGGCGCTCACCGTATTGCCGCCGCACATGATATTGACCCCTCATGGATGGTTCCTGTGACCTATACAGAGTCTGTCAATGACCCAGAAGCACAATCTGACCGCCTACCGGGACATGTACACCGTGAAGATGAAACCTACCTTCATGAACGAGACTAACCTATACTAGATACATGAGTCGCAACAAAGCCTTCAATCAAGTCTCTTTCCATCCCCGTGCAAGTGTTATTCCACATCCCGATGCCTTGCGTGAACATTTTGGTCACGAATTATCTGATTCCGAGGTAACCGCTGCTTACCTGATGAAAAGGACAATAGAGGGTGCAGACGTCATGAACCCGTATGAAGGTAAACCAAACAAGTACCATGCGTATTTGGGTTACTTGTCCAATGAAGCACTATTGATGCGTAACGACCCTACATACCGTCCTGCACGTTCTGCTAGTTCCCTCCGTGCTTCCGCTATGGACCATGTAAGCCATATCCGTGAAGACAACGAATGCTCTAGTTGTGGAAAAGAAGTCCCAGAGGGTACAGGCTACTGCCGTAATGGTGTCTGCTAAACACCTATACTGGGTTTATGCCTGAACTTAACGCCAATGTTCCTCCAGTTCATTGTTTTGTTAGAGGAAACTTCCTTCGCAACCAAGAGGACAGTCATGAATTAAAGTTTCCAGTTGTTATCTTTGGAGTCGCCTCGGTAACGGATAGAGCGCCTGTGTTCCACTTTTTGATGGAAGATGGTGGAGTTTGGTGGAGAGCACCAATAAATGCGTTTTGCATGAGAGAAGACAGCCCTGAAGTGGACATCCACGATTTGGTCATGTGGAACTGCTTCTCCCCTTATATAGCGGTAACGACATTTGAGCACATGAGAGGTCGGTCTGTCACGTACATTGACAGGCATAAGAAGGACGTAAACGGCTCCTACCTGTTTACTCTTGACTGGCACCACCCAGACAACAACATCCCGAACACAAACTACTCAGAGGACTCTGCCAACCACAAGTGTGGTCACGTTATTGAGCGAGAAGACGGCAACTTTGCAATCCAGCCAAACAATAGAATAAAACTATGGGACCCTTCACATACGACCAAAAAGGGTGAAACGCTCATTGAGCGGTTAGTAAGCGACAGGGTATGGGGTGTTGAAGACGGTAGCAAGTGGCTTACCTCTGACGACAACTCCTACGACTATAAGATTGTAAATGTAAAGTAAACTAGTAGATATGAGTATTTTCTACGAAAGCGAAGTTGCTGGGAGTGAAGGCTCAAAACGCTTTGAGCATTTTGTGCTCGGTTCTCGTTCTGTAAAAGGTTCTTCTGGCAAACGTGAAACACCATTCGGTAGTATTTCTGGGGTATACCATAAAGATCATTACAGTTACCAGCATGCTACAGACGGTACTGGCAATCGTACCCTTTTTGGTCATCACCCGGCGCAAATTAATGTGCACTACACGGCATTTGACCCTAGTTTACGTATTCATGCGCCGACAATGGCTGCACATATACACCAAAAATACAACGCACATATTATTCCTAGTGATAATTTGTCTAAATACAGCAGTCAACTAGTAGAACACGCTAAAAAACTGGGGATGCCTGTAGTTAGTGAGCCAGTTAACACATTTAATGGCATGCGGTTAGATGCAAACACTATGAACGCCGGTGAACTTGACGATTTTAAGAAAGATCCCAACATGCATGAAATGCCAGCAAACACAATGCGCCGTGCAAAACAACATCTAAGAGAATTACGTGGGAAAACAACTCAAAAGGCAACATCTGCCCCAGTAAAAAACGTTCCTTTGCCCGGTATGGAGACTTTTTAGCCTATGGCAGCCTCAGCCCATCTCCACCCTAAACAACTGGCTATGTTCATGCCCGCCAGAGAGTTATATAACATGCAACCTAACCCGGGTGATGTTCAAGAAGAGGCACACAACCGTTACTGGGACTCAGATGATCTTCCACCTAGCCATACCCCAGAAGAAGAAAAGCAATATATGTGGGATGTAAAACTGGCTCATACCAAAGAAGAGGCTGGTTCCCCCGAAGGATGGCGAGCAGGCGGTCTGCACAAGGCAATTGCTAAAGAAGGCGTTCTAGAGCCAGTACAAATTGCACATTATTCTAATGATGTTGCACCACACATTATGGATGGACATCATCGTGTCGCCGCTGCTAATGATGTTAATCCAGACATGGAAGTACCTATACAAAACCATGTTATAAACAAAAATTGGAAAAACAAGAATGCAGGGGACTTTTAGGGTATGGTTATTCCGTATAAGTATGATTCAGAAGGTGTAAAGCCCCCTCGTGACCATATGAGTCGGCAATTTACCTACGTGATACATGGTTCACAGAACAAAGTGCCTGTTCATGAGATTCCTGACGAACAGTACCCTGCTATTCCTAGGCATTCCCTTACAAACCTTCATGGGTCTTCTTTTCATGCCGGTACCCCACAATCGGCGGCAGATAAAGTTTCTTGGAAATCGGACACAACATACGCTCATGTGTACCGGATTGACCGAGACACCATCGATCCACTGATGTGGAGAGACAACTTGGAACATGAGAACCCTCCTTTTCAAAAACGTCTCAAAGGTATCCAACCAATGTTGTCTGAGTCTGTTGAGTACCGTAGCGGGATGATTGCTGACAATGCGGAGTCAAAAGCACCTAAAGCCATTCCTTATCGCAATATGGGTGAAGATTACGGTTCTACTTCTTTTATTATCCCTAAAAATATAGTGGGTAAAGGTGTGAAGTACATAGGAACGGTAAGGAAGACCATTAATCACAAAGGCGAGTGGAAATAAATGGCTACTCCAAACGGTCCACAGTTTAAGCATTGGTCAGAAAACTGGGAACAGAACCGTCATTCCGTAGAATGGGGTCCCTCAGATGATCCACGCAAACTAGATAGTGGAGTGAGAGAAGACCTCTCCAATTGGTCTAAATCTGGTCCTTTCACTGGTAAAGCAGAGTTCCCTACCACTGGTCTGATGCATATTGACCCAACGATGGCAGAACCATCAAAAAAGTGGGACCCTAACCCTGAGATTGCAAGAAAACAGAAAGCACCCAGCAAACTACCCGAGGATGCACCTGAGTCACACAGAGTGAACACAGAGCATGCTGAATTCCTCCACAAGTCTATGGAAGGTACAGGCGTACCTCCACATGTCACTGTTTACCATTTTGGTGCCCCACCCAAAGATTCCCGCTATGCCAGCGGTTCAGTGTCACCAACATGGCCTGAAGAGGTAAAAACAGGCTGGAGAAGCAAAGACCCTTCAATTAATCGAGGAAAGTTGCATATCTTCCTTGTACCTCACCAAGACATCCTTGCTGCCTCTGGCTCAGAGAATGAGGTGTTTTTCCGTCGTGGTACACAACTCAACAAGAAACCACGTAGCCGTACACAGCAGAGAAACATTGAAGCAAAAGAAGTAAACTAGTTTTATGACTCTTAACCCTGACCAGTTTGTTACGTCAACTCCTGACAAAGAGAGAAGTGGCGTACCACTTGCTAAATGGAAGTCTACTGGAACCATTTCTGCTTCTGATGCTTTGCATCTTGTTACTGCTGAACATCCTCGTATTTTTACTACAGGAGACCTAAAGCGCACCGACTGGAAAGAAAGGGAAAGTGGAGAGACCTCTTTAGATGACTTTGTGCAATATCGTCACTCCCCCCGTACATTCGGTATTAAGTATCAAAGGGCTAAATGGGGTGAACCTGATTCCCTCTACCGGCACATTCAGAAAAATGGACTTGATCGTTCAAATGCTATCTACGTTATGAAGCACCCCCTTAACCCAAAGCAGGTGTTTTTAACAGAAGGTCACCATAGAGTCGCTGCTGCTCATGCTATTGACCCTGATATGCCTATTCATTACATTGATGAGGGAGAGCACATGTCCCACTTTGACACCATGGATCGTTTAGACGCTTACCATAATAACCTGCGTCAAACTGAGAATGACTTAACGGAATACTTTAAAAATCCTACAAAGGTTAATGCAGCACCTAAAGACTCAGATTCCTATGATCTTAAGAGGGTACGCCGCACCGCTTTTGAGTTTTCCATGGACGCAGCAAACATTAAGCCGTCGTCACCAAACTCCTATGGTTGGCGAGACTATAACCTGCATAAGGATTAGTTAAGGTTTGCAGAGTAAAATTTCTTTTTTTGAACGGTGTAAACTAGTCTAATGGCATCCTTCAGAGAGTTCACTCCCGTACCAGTTGCTCGTGCGGAGAAGTTCACGGAAGTCAAAGAAGGACAACAGCATCCTGTAGGCAAGGGCGGGCAGTTAAAACTGTTCCATGAGCATGTATGGCCTAAAGGTTACACTCCTGAGCGCATTAAAGCCGTTAACAATATGCATTTCGTTGTTAACGGTTCCCCCAACCTTCACCCAGAGTATGAGCACAATGTCACTCCTATACCTGACATGCTGCACCGAATGACCCCAGCAGGTGACAAAATTGCAAAATCTCTTGTTACAGAAAGTATTGCACGTTCTACCGCACCCATTTCAGATTTAAAGAAATTGCATCGACCAAGTGGTCAATTAGCAATCATTGCACGAAAAAGTATGTATAACCCAACGTACAACACTAACACCCATGAAGTTAATTTAAATATTTCGGATGCTGAAATAGGGAACAGAGGTATTTATCAAAGTGGACCAACGTCTACAAATATTCAAACTACCTTACTGCACGAAGTTGGGCATGCTTTAGACCTTACCCAAAACCCAAAGGAATACGACGACGAATGGGAAGCCGCTCAAAAAGATCCAAATAAGTATAAGCATGGGGGAATAAACCCAACTAGGTCTCTACCCCGTACTGAAGGTGTTGCTGAAGGTTATCGTTTGGCGCATGCCCGTGTTACCCGTGGTCAAAAAAGGCGTGACCAAGATGCCGCTGGTGGAGTGTACGGGTTAAGGCAGATTGGTAGTGATGTAGGCACTGTCCCCGGTTATGGCTACAACCCAAACCAGTGGTCAAGCGCTGAAAGCACCACTACTTTTGTCCAAGCCCGCAATGATACGTTTAAACAGGCTACAGGTCACCATTTTGAAAACATGGAAGACCCACCTGCTCCTACTAAAAAACCAGAACAACTCAATCTTTTTGATTAGGAAGTGTAATGACTACTTTTAGCGAACAATTTAAAGAAGTTTACCCTAAAGGATATCCCAGCCCAGTACGCATTTTTAGTGATGAAGGTTTGGCTAGTCACGAAGGTAAAAAAGTAGACGTGCACATGCACAGCCCAGCAACCGAAAAGTTGGGGCGACCAATTTACAGCATTGTCTATAAACGTCTTGTGCTTGGACAAACTGATGACATTTCTATACACAATGCCAGAATGCATGTAGATAAAAGTAAACTACGAGCAGCACTGGCTAACCCCACAGGTGCTAAAGACAGGCATACATTTGTTCGTGGTGAAATTGGTCCACATATTAAAGCACCTAGGGCTAAACCATTGAAGATTCGTCCCGGTTCTATGACTGATGCAAAAACTGGAGAAGACATATCATCTAACATGGGTGTCGTTCGCTTAAACCAAACGCAGAGGTATAAGCGCTAAATAACTTACGGAGTACAAAATGCCTATATACCAGTACAAATGCAACAACGAACATCAGTACGAAGAAGAACGAAGCATTACCTCAAAAGAGCGCACCATTACATGCCCCAATTGTGAAGAAGTAATGAAGCGTGTTTATTTCTCCCCAGCCGTTAACTTGGTGGGTAGAGGCTTTTACCGTAACGGCGGATAATGTAAAATAGTATTTGTGAAACAGATACTTCTTAGAATCCTTGCAGCCTTTGCCGCTACTGGTCTTTCTGTTGTGGGAGCAGGTGCTCTTGCCGGTGTTACCTTATGGAAAGCGGTTTTAATGGCAGGTATCGGCGGAGTTGCCTTTGTAGTTGAAGGTCTTGCCAGAGCATTCATGAACGATGGTGTTCTCACTTTAGATGAAATAAACAACGTTTTCTCTAAGGTTGACAAGCGAACCCCCTCCAGCGATTAGATATATAATTAGTCTATGACTTTAGGCAAGCAGTTTGAAAACACGTTCTGGCACGACGATGATGGCGGAACTACTGCATCTGTCAGGAACGAAGGTTCCATCCCACCATTTAAGACCAGTAAACCTCATATTCAAAAACTCTCTAATGACTCAGGGAATCCCAATGTTTCAGGGACTCCTCTTCAAGGAATGTTGTTTCACCCATCCACTGCCACTGGTCATCGTGACGATCCGTTAGTTCCTCACGAAACCCGCATGAGCGCTATCCGAACAGCCTTAGACATAAATGACGTTACTAAATACCGTCGTAACCTTGGATATCTTGTTCCTTCCCAACGAGTAGATACTTATAAAGATAGAACAGATAAAGAAGGCAACCCTGTTATTAACCCAAAATCGGGGATGGCATATGTAGATAGAACAGTTACTTCAAAACAAAGTGCAAAATCAGCACAAGGTTACATGGGGATGTTGGCTGACACCCTTGATAATACCGACTACCCAACGCATGAAATACAAAAAACTACCGCACAGGCAGTAGTTGACCCTAGAAAAGGTCGAGCACATGCCGAATCTTTTGGTCAAGGCATTAAAATGAACGTCATACCGGGGGGTAAAGTCACTTCTTGGGAAGCCCCTCCTTCAAATAGGTATGAGCCAGATACCACAAAGCCTGTACATAACCCAAAGTTTTGGGGGCAGTTAGGTAAACAGATGGATGACGAGTATTCGTATACAAGTGATCAAGTAATAAGCACGGCAACCCACTGGCATAACCCCACAACTGGGCACACTCTTCACCAAGATGACGTGGGAGACTGGGCTGAAAAACACCCCGAAGCCAGCGGTCGTAGTGTTTTTATTGAAACGGCTGCAAAACTAAAAGAACAAGGTTATTTTCCTAACCTATTCCCCGGTAAAGGGGAACATGGGGTAAAACATTCTGCTGGAGATACACATGACATAGAAGTTGGCTATGGAAATAGCGATTATCAACAGTACCGCACCCGCAAATACCATACTCGTTTTTCCCCAGACTCTTCAAACCCACTTAAGGAAACAGAGTTAGTACCAGTAACCAAAACTAATCCTCCAAGATTGAACGAAGGCACCCTTGTTCATGAAATTGGGCATAATCGTGATCCCAACACAGATGATAAATACCACATTTGGACTCATCATAAAGATTCCTATGCTGACCCTATGTTGGAAGGAGTTGCAGATGGTTTTCAAGATCGGCATTCTCGTTATGCAGGTCAGTTTGATGACGTCTTGTCTCACTCAGATAACCGAGTTGAGACAATAAAAGGCACAAGTTACAGTACTGCGTACGGCGGATGGAAAAACAACACTCACCGTGCTCTTTATGCTGCAACACGTTTTCACAGCGCCCTAGGTGACACAAACTTTGAAGATATTCCTTCCCGTGAAGACCTTTCTGAGGAATATTTAACTTACCGTGAAACAGATGCTGATTGGCACCGAGGGCGCACTAGAAACACTACTGAAGCCGGTAGAAAACATGGTGATCTTGTTAATACCTTAGCCCTTGGTCATATCTATGAACATCAGCCACACGTACGTGAACATTTAGATGCTCATGGTTACGGGGGCGTTGCCAAAAAAGCACATGCTGAATATCTTGATCGTGCTAAAAAAAGAAGAACACTTCTTTCAGGTAATCAGTTTGAAGATCATAAAGTTGAATCTTCTCAACTTCCCGGATTGGAAAACTACTAATGCCTTTAGGTAAACAGTTTGATAATACCTACTACAACCACCCTGAGGGTAGTACCGTTTTCCACGGTAGAGAAAAAGGTTCTCCTATACCTTCAGGACGGTGGGGTGCTTACACAGACGATGAGGTAGAGACACATAGTAAACATACATGGCCTTATGAAGAAGGCGCAGGAACTTATTACCAAGGAATGCTGTTTCCCCCAGACACGGGTACGGGTCGTCGACACGACCCACTAGTACCACACGAAAAACGTATGGCTGCTGTTCGCAAAGCCATCGATGTAGAAGATGTTACGAAATACCGCCGTAATCTTGGGCAAATCGTTCCTTCACAACGTGCTTCCAAACAAGTACCTCTTTTAGATAAACAAGGTAAACACGTCCATAAAGACGAAGAACGAATTATATACAACCCTGACGGTGAAGTTGGTATGAAAACCAAAAGGGTAACGGTATCAACCCCACAGTTTAAAAACCAAATTACTTCAAAAATGGGGGATAAATCAGCACAAGAATACATGAACGTGTTGGCAGATACCCTTGATAATACTGGTTACCCAACTCATGAATTAGAAAGAACTAAAGCACGGGCAGTAGTTGACCCTAAACCGGGGCAGGCACACGCAGAAGTGGATGCTATAGGAGGCTCCCGTGGTGTTAAAATGAACACCATTGGGTACACCACGAGAGAAGTTAGAGTTGAAGTCCCTAGAAGTGGTTATCAAGCAGATCCTCACAAACCTATACATAACCCAAAGTTCTGGGATCAGTTACAAGATAAATTATCTTATGAACATTCCGCAGACAAAGATGCACTTGAACATGCAACTCACTGGCATAATCCTACAACTGGACACACTCTTCAAAAACATGAGGTAGAAGAATGGCATGGTTCCTTTACCCAAATACCTCGTCGAACCCATTCTAATGCGGTTGAAAGCCTTAGAAAACAAGGATATGTTCCTAACTTATTCCCCGGTAAAGGTAAGTCAGGAAATAAACATTCTGTAGGTCGTGATGTTTCTATTGAAACTGGGTACAAGTCACGAGGTTATGGTTATAACAGCAGTAAGTACCATACTCGTTTTTCCCCAGACCCTTCAAACCCACTTGAGGGAACAACTACTGAAATCAAAAAAGAAAAAGTAGCACCAACAGTTGATGCAGGGACATTGCTACATGAAATTGGGCATACCCGTGACCCATACGTTAGAGAACGTTACGATATCACACGGTTTCAAAAAAGTAATAAACGTGCCGACCCTATGAGCGAAGGCATTGCTGATGCATTCCGTGACCGGCATGTACGTTATGCTGATTCATTTGAAGATACGTTAGGACATTCAAAAGAAAGAGTGGCTGACATTACATCGCAAGGGTACGGCACTATGTACCGTGGTTGGGAAAACAATACACACCGTGCCCTTTACGCCGCAACACGTTTTCATAGTGGTTTAAGTGACAGAAATTTTGAGGATATCCCTTCTCGCAGTCATGTTGCTCAATCCCTTATCACTACTGAAGAGCACAATAAAGGTATTGGTGATTTTGGGCGCCCCACCAAAGAACATGGTGAATTAGTTAACCGTTTAACTCTTGGGAAAATGTATGAAGACCTGCCACATATCCGACAACACTTAGACGCACATGGTTATGGTGACACCGCTAAAAGCGCACATGAGGAATACCTATTGCGTGCTAAAGGTAAAAGAGGCGAGCAATTCCAACTTCCCGGATTGGAAAACTACTAATGGTTAGATACTTTAAAGAAACTATGCCAATGTATGAGAGCGAGCGGGTTACGTACCATGCACTTGCTGACCAGCCCGATCCAGCAGGCGAGACCCCGCATGGTGAAATAACCGCAACTGTTAGAGACGGACGTACTTTTCCTAACTTTGACTTTGGTCCTTCTGCTAGAAGTGGGGCCATGGGAGGGGTTACTAAAGAATTTGGTGTATCAAGTAGATACGCACTAGGTCACCCAATGCAGGGGGCTAATGTATTTTTTGCTAATGACAATGCTCTCGATGTGCGTACTAACAGAGGTTCAACCGCTGCCCGATTCGCAGGAATTAGGTACGCAAAACATATAAGGAATCTTAAAAAAGATAAAGATTTTGAACCAACAGAACTTTTTACTACTATCCCTAAATCTGTTGAAGTCACAAGTGCATTTGTTGACCCTTCATTAAAATCTTCATTTTTAACAATGGGTGCGTTACTTCACCAAGAACATGGCGTGCCCATTACAGCGTCTGATGACTTATCCCAATGGAGTAGCGCAGTAAGTAAAAATGCACGAAAAAAAGGATTACCTATCGTAGGTCATGAAGGTAACCCTGATATGGATAAAACTAATGACATTGCTGATTACGGGCACTACCCAATGACAAAAAAGAGGTATGAAGTAAGTGCTATAGAACGTAATGCTACTCCTGTACCAGAACATGAAGTAAAGGGTGCTAGACAACATTTGAGGTCTATGTTAGGACACCCTCCTAAAGACACTACCCAGCACCTATCTTCACAATTTGCTCAACCTTCATTCCCCGGCATGGAGAACTCTTAATCGTTTATACTAAGTAAATGGTTACTTGGCTAATAGTTGCGCAAAATTTAATTATCATTGGTCTTCTTCTACGGTTGAGCGCCCAAATACGGAAAAGCCGTGAGACGATAGATAAGCCTTTAGACGTTTTACGTCGTCTATTAGTGGCTTTATACCTTAAATCAACCAAGACCCCCGACTAGTAGGGTATTATGGGTAGGTGCTAGTCACTTACCCCGTACATACCTTTCTTCAGACAGATGCGGTCAAGATTGCCATGAATTTGGCAAAAGCAAGTGGCTACCACCAGAGCATCCTTGTGAAGGTAAAACAAGCGGGAGCCAGCGCATGGGAAATAACCCTGAGCGTGATGTAGAGCGCTCCTGTGACCTTTCAGAGCAATGTGTGTGGTGTGGTGGAGATATGCGACAAGAACATGCCCACTACCGTTGTAACCAGTGCGGGCAAAGAGATGCCTGCTGTGAAGGAGTTTATTGATGTCAACCCAGCCTGAACTCCCCCTAGAGTTTCCTGAAAGCCAAGGAACCAGTAGGTTCGGCGCACCAGTACCAGAGTTCGTAGAAGCGGCAGGAAAGTTTGCTAAAAAGTATGGTCGTAACTACAACCCCAGTCAGTTTGAAAACATTAGGGCTGGTGAAGGTCACAACGCTCTTTACCCTGTAGTCAGAGAATCCATTGGTAAACCCATGACTAAGCGTATGGAAAAAAGTTATAGCGCTCTTCGTAACGAAATTCCTGCACATTACAAACATCTAATTTCCCCAGTAGAACAGGGTGGTTTAGGTATTTCCGTTGAATTTACAAAAGAGAATCCGTACAGTCACCCAAGTGAAATAGCAAAAGATGTTACTGAGAATCGTCGCCTAAAAGTTCTTTCTACTGAAAGCACTGGTAGTCATTCTTTATTTTCTAATAAAGAAAATGACATGTTTCGAGCAGTACATGACGCTTTTGGGCACTTGGCTACCGCACGAGACTTCTCTAAACATGGTGAAGAAGCGGCATACGCAAGCCATGCCCAGATGTTTAGCAAAAAAGCACTTCCTGCTCTTGCTTCGGAAACTAGGGCACAGAACTCATACGTTTTAAATGCAGGAGATTTTCCTCCTAATGCTCCAGTAGATATCCCTAATTGGGCAACAAAGGTTAATGGGGTGCCACCAAAGAAAAAAGCCCCTAAACAAAAGAAACCTGAACAATTAAAGTTCAAAGGTATGTAATAAAGAATAATTATACCTAATTGTGTATAATTATTAACGAGGTCTAACCCACCGAGAGGGGCTGCTTGCGAGCGGTCCCTCTTCGTGTCTAGTGGTAAAATTAGTACATGCCGTTAGTTAGAGGAGAATGATTGTTACGATTTAATTTTCGTAGGATAATCAGTCGCCCCATAACATTACTCCCGTTGTTACTTAGCATTGTTGCTTTTTACCCCGGATCTCCAGCAAATGCATCATCCTTTAGAACGGAAGGTGCCAATGACTACTATTTTGAATTAGAGTCAGGCACAACCTTTACCCTAAGGACTTACGCCCAACAGTACGGAATTGACAGCCAATTGTGGCTGTACAACAGCGCCGACACCGTTGTAGCCGTAAATGACGACTGGTTTGGTCTGGATTCATACATTTCATATAATGTTCAAGAATCGGGTGTTTATCGTTTACGCACAAGTGTTTGCTGTGGCGACCCTAATAGATGGTACAACCAGTTCTACATGGTGGAGTCGGACTCTGCCCCAACAAACGTGCCCACGACAACTACAAGCACCACTCAGCCAGAGGTTACGACCACAACTGAAGAGCCGACCACAACTACTAGTAGTACAACCACGACTACTTCTACAACCACTACAACTACAACGACGACAACAGTGCCACCTACAACAACTACTCAGGAACCAACGACTACTACCGTGGTCCCAACCACCATGTTGCAAACAACAACAACGGAACTACCAAGTACCGTTGTT